TTTTTTGTTTTACATGTCATGGAGTATGATCCATGTCATGTATAATATATAATAAAATGAGATTATCTTTTTTGGATGGAACTGAGTTTGGGGTAGGCTGGAGAAGCAAAAAGGCCACCCCACGGATAAATGGGATGGCCTGATTATTGGAAGCTAAGAAATCGGATGAATGTAGGGAAATGCTGAACCTTACATAAGGTGTTTGAGAAGATTCGAATTTCTGCCTATTACATCCAGTAAAATCCGAGTGAACATGACTGTGAATTTTTCTTCGTGATTAACATCCTTAAAACAATCTTCCAATTCACTCATTAGAATTATAGCATGGATCACTTCATGCCAAAGCACTTCTTGCTTTCTCTGAGGATTGAGTGTTTTGAGAATCTTAATCTCTTGTTTGGAGAAACTCAAATATCCGTCGGAGTCGCCTTTAGGATGTACCTTATTTGGCGAGTCTACCTCAAGAATTTTGAAGTCTCGATTAATTATTCTTATTTTATCCATCTATCGCACATCCGGCGGAAGTACTTGAATAACAATCTTGTCCCCATATTGAAGTGAATTATTGTCTCCATATATATTAGAATATACTTTAGGAATCCTTTTAACTAGAGATTCTATTGTCTCGTTTTGTCTACATGGTACTGGAAGTGATATTTTTTCATCAAATCCAGTATCATTTCTAAATCTCATGCGTAATGATATATGAAATTGCATTTTATAAATCTTCCTTTAAGTATTATCTTCAATAAAAGTTCTAAGACTAATAGCAGCATTAGGAAACTGAATACGCAAAAATAATTCTCCAACAGTTAATCCATATATTCTACAGAGTTTGTTAAGTTTTTCTAATGAAGGAATAAAAAATCCTCTCTCAACCTTATATAAAGAATTAATTGAGTATGATGTCTTTTTTGAAACATCTTTTAGAGATAAGTTCATTAATTCTCTAAGTTCCTTTAATTTCCTACAGATTGCAACCTTAGTAAGTCTTTTCATACTAAATCCTCCTTTAACTTATTTTAACCCTATTTTGCGAGCATACTCATCACTATCTTTTATAGCATTACCATATTTTCTCTCCCCATCTTTAATAGTGTCGTACATGGCTTCCATTTGAGCCCTCTCTTCTGATTTATCAATTGACATTCCAGATAAGACAAATTTTTGTAACTTTGACCAATATATATCTTGGTATATTTTGAAATTAAATGTATTTATATTCGTTGCAATATGATATTTATCAAAATATATTGTACTTCCACATTGTCTTGGTGGGGGAACAATTGGACATACTTCATCAAGCAATAACTCCTCTTTTGTTTTAACTTTATCAAATAAAAAATCAAACCAACCCATAATAAATTCCTCCTTTAATTTAATATATAGTCAAGATTGTCTCTAACTATATTTCTAAACTCAGAAATTATTTGACTAATTCTACTATTACACAATCCAAAATTTTTTGCTGTTATTCCCATATTTTGAGTATTCAAATAATCTTCAATTATATCTGATCTTCTAAATTGTTTTGACAAATTTATAAGTTTTTTCATCATTTCATCAAATGATAAGTCTTCTATTAATTTATTTTCAAATTCAATTGTTGGGATTAAACTAGTTTTAAAATCTGCATCATCTATACTTAGTGGTTTCATTAATTTTTCTGGAATTTCTTGTAAATTTCTTATTTTTTTAATATCCCCTCTAGAGAGTTGAGTTATTTCTCTGAAAAAATCCTTAATACAACCAACAACCCTATGATGCATATATGTTGTGAAATCAATTCCAAACTTTGGATCGAATCTTTTTGATAATTTGAATACTTCTAGACAACAATTTTGAAAAATATCATCAAATAAGGGGTGATCGTCTGGAATTCTTTTTGAGTTTATTATGTATTTGATTAGACTTATATAATTTTTTATATCAAATACAAATATTTCTTTATTTTTCATAAATTTTTTTCTTACGATTTTGTTTTTTTTCTTTTCAATTTTTGCGTTTGCTATTACAAAATCTATAAAATTTATTAGATATTTACTTACATCTCTGAGTTTTATCTCTATATTCATGATATTTAGTCCATTTGTGCTATTTTTTTGTTAAACCACATCCAACATTTATAAGTTCCATGAAAAAACTTGTCTCTTTTTATACATCTACCTTGTTGATATTCCTTTCTATTAGATGTATCATAATTATCGCATGTATTGCATGTTTTTGGGCCATCGTAACAAGCAATTTTTAGTGCATCTTCGATATTAATACAGTAAAAACCGGATAATGTTATTGCTATGTTATATTCTTTTGAAGTATATGTCCTATTGTCAGCCACTTTTATTATTATTTCCTTTCGATATTGTCATTAGTATGCCAAATAAGATAAAATATACCCAAAACATATACCACCAGTTAGAATCAAAGATTTCACAGAACATAAATACCTCCTACTTTCCCCAAAATGAAGGCAGATGAGAACTACCAGATAATTGTAATAATTCGTTATTTCCATAATCAGCAAATATAATTTTTCTATACTGTGAATTTGTTTGCATCAGTGCTTTATAAACTGATCTTCTGAACATAAATATCAGTTTTCCGAGTTTATTATCTACCAATCTATTGTTGATTTTAAGTGATATTTTGTTTGATCTATAGTAAAACGAGTAAAACAACATTAAATCATTCAGACTAAATTCTATTTCTTTATAATATTTATCAATATATCTATTGATGATATCTAGGTATTTACCTGCTTTTTTCATTTTTCTTTTGAATGATTTCTTATCAAGATTAAAACTATATCCATTTTTAACTTCTTCATTAATTTCTTTACAAATTCTACAATCTAAATTAAGATTATATGCATAATTAGATAATTCGAAAACATTATATGATTTATCTATAGCAATTGAAGATAAGTCTACTGGTTCTGTATATACTTTATCCTGTACTTTACAATGCATTACAAGATTTGCAATAACAAGATTATTGTTTATCAAAATATTTACATCTGCTGGAGTAAGTTTATGAACATCTTTATTTACTACAATATTATTTTTAATGCGATTTCTTTTCATACATTTAGTACATTTAATTTCTACATTTTGAGTATTGTTTTTTTCATAAAACTTATATTCAGATTTGCACTTATCACAATATCTCGTATGCAGAATACCATGACCAAGAAGATGAAGACAACCATTAACTTCAGTATTATCCATTTTAAAATTCTCCTTTAAATAATTAGACTATAAGAAATAAATCTTATAGTCTATATTTCAAATAGAATATTTTAACCCCTTAGCACCTATTAGCCCTTCGGCTAAGTTTCGAAATCTTTCGTCGTCTTTTGTTTTTTATATCATTCATCATTGAATGTTTCTTCCTATTTCCGATATTGGATATTCCACCTTTAGATACTGGTCTTGTAATTTTATGTACTTGACTTAATGGCATATTGCCATAAAGTTGTTTCAGAAACAGTTTTCCCCATTCAATCGCCAAAGTATTAGTACCTTTTGACATTTTATCACCTCATACCAATATCGTTCATTTTCTTTGAAGCAATTTCTTGCATGGTTGGCGGTTTTGGCGGCTCCTCAGTCTTTCCTTTATTAATTCTGGTATATTCGCTCTCAAAATCCTTCTTAGAAACAATTCTAGGCTCAGTATCCCAACGATGCCTTCCCTTAACTACATAATCACCTTCATTGAGAGTAGATTTACCAGTTTCACCATCTGCAGTATCCACATTAGTAATTTTTGTTGCGTCAACAATTCCTTCTTTTCTGATATATTCCGCCATTTTAAATTCTCCTTTTATTTTATTCAAACAAATCATCCATATTAATTTCTTCCTTAACAACTTCTACCTTTTTAATTGGTTCTTCAATCTTTTCTTTCGCTTTTTTCTCTTCCCTTTTCTTTTCTATTAGTTCAAGATGTTCTTTAGGAATTGCAAAATCCTTCTTCACTACTTCGATAAGAGATATGGAGTGAAGAATTTGATTTGCAAATTCTACAGTTGTAATATTTTTGTTTTTTGCAAGTTCTGCTAGATTATCGTAAGTATCCTGATCTACTAGCACCACTAGCATTTTTTTGTCTGGAAACTCATTCATTTTGACACTCTCCTCTTCGCTAAGTTAATTCTACCATATATTTACCTAGAATGTCAATTGTCTAAACATAATGTGATAATCATATTAACTACTACTTGTTGACTATTTCGGCCATTTTCATTATAATATTAACATGTCCACTTCGAGAAGTCGCAAACCCGCAGATAGCAACATTCAGGCCCCTGTAATGACTGTAATGCATGTTCCTGTGCCTGGAGGGGATTACATAGTATGTAGGACAATGGAAGAGTTTGCGTTCGCTACGCAAAGGATTATTGATTTTGAAGAGAGATATAATCCTGAATTAGCGGATTGGGTTCTTATCGCAAATATGATATCACTAGAAATAACTAGAAATCGTATTGACGCAGAACCAATGGCTAATACTGAACAGCACAGGCAAAAATCATCAATAATTGAACAAATTAGACGAATCCAAGTATCGTTAGGAATAACAAGAGAGCAGGAGATAAAAAGAACACAAAGTAAAACTGGTCAAGAAACACTACAAGAATTGATTGAGTTACATGCTCAATATAAGAAAGAACATGAAGATGAATATACGATGTATTGTCCTCATTGCGAGGCTATAATTCTTGTAAATAGAAGAAATAATACGTTACATAAGAGTAAATTAGAGGATTTTGAGAATGGAATAGAACCATCTCAAGATCCTGTTAATATTATCTTCGAAACAGATATGGTTGTTTCTGAGAGAGATTATGAGAGACAGATCATCCAAAATGCTTGGGATATTATAGATGAAACGGATGGTCAATAGTATGGATTTTACTCCTGGAGAACAAGTTGAAAGATGGTTTAAGTCAGAGTTACTGTCAATCTCTAACATAGAGATTAGAAAATTGGTTCACAAGATGCTTTATAATATCTCAGAAATGTTCTGGGATATTCCTGCATCTAGCACAGGTAAGTATCATCCTACTATATGCAGAGGAAAACATGGTACTGTAATTCATACTAAGTTAATGTTTAAATTTGCTCTTGATTTGTTCCAACTTTACAATTTTGATGAAACCCAAAAAGATTGTATTCTTGCTGCAATTATTTTGCACGATTCTATAAAACAAACTAGTAGTTCAAATGGATATACAGTACATGAGCATCCAATTCTTGCAGCAAACTTCTTTTATCGTGTTTATGAGTGTTCTGAAAAAACTATTGAAGATAAATATATTAAATCTATTTGTGGAATGATTGAATCTCATATGGGTAAATGGATAACTAATAGATATTCAAAATTTGTATTAAGATATCCAGGCACAGAAGAAGAAAAATTTGTACATCTTATTGATTATATTGCAAGTAGAGGATATATTGATATTAATATAGAAGAACTAAATCTTCCAAAAGATCCTGTTTTTGAATAGGAAATTGTCAATGAAAATTCTTGTAGCATGTGAATTTTCTGGAGTGGTAAATAGAGCGTTTTTGAAATTAGGGCATGATGTTATAAGTTGTGATTTATTAGATTGCGAAGACAGTTTTCTAAAGCACTACAAAGGAAATGTACTTGATATAATAAATGATGATTTTGATTTAATGATAGCACATCCACCATGTACATATTTGTGTAGTTCAGGAGCCCAACACATACAGTATAGTTATGATAAACATAAGGCACAGTTAGACGCAATAAAATTTTTTATGATGTTTGCAAATTCGAATATACCAATGATTGCAATAGAAAATCCAGTAGGAATAATGTCAAATATCTATAGAAAGCCAGATCAAATAATAAGTCCACATGAGTTTGGTCATGAAATACCAAAGAAGACATGTTTATGGTTAAAAAATCTTCCTAAATTAATACCAACAGAATACGTTGAACCAGATTATGTTTTTATAAGACCTGGAGTTAGGATGTCAAAATTATTTAGAAATCAAAAAAAATCAGATCGTGGAAAAGATAGAAGTAGAACATTTGAAGGAATTGCGTCGGCTATGGCAAATCAATGGGGTAAACTTGAGAATCCATTCAAAGTAGATATTTTTGGAGATTTGTTATAAATGCAGAAACAATTAACACAGGAATATCTCGATTTGATGGATGCAATTGACGATCCAGTTATATTTATGGATTTGCTTTGGTATGATCGTGGATATAAAATGGATGATTACCAAGATGCAAGAATGATTTTATCTGAAGTTTATGATGAAATTGTTGATACATCTTGTCCAGAAACAGGAAAAACATTCCAACTAGTAACTAGAGCATACTATTTCTGTGGGAAAAAGAAGCCTAGAACGATATCACTCTTTACAGCACCAAGGAGAGTTCATCTTGATCCTGTTATTAGTGCTATTGAAGAAAGGGCAAAGAACAATCCACTAGCAAAACTATTGCTCAGGAAAATAGTAAGACATCCTGAAATAGAATGTTCTTTTTCTAATGATTCAGTATTAAAATGTAGGATTGCATCTACATTTGGAGAGGCGTATTATGGAATCCATCCAGATGGAATTGTTATGAGGGATGAAGAGGAAATTGCACCTCATAAATCAATGGATGAAATATACTCAAGAATGAAAGCAGGCTGTTCTCTATATAGTTGTGGAATGATTAATGGAGATAGACAGTCTGTTTTATATAAAGTTTCACACAAGAAAGTTGGAGATTTCTTTGTTATAAATATTCCTAGATGGAAATCTAGTAGATGTACCTTAGAACAATATAATAAGATTCTTAGGGCTGTTGGCGGGAAGGGATCTCAAGAAGCAAAGAATAGACTATATTCATTATGGGGCGATCCGGTAAGCAAACTTTTTGATTTGGATAAGATTGATAAGATAACTAGACTAGATGCTGACTATATGGATATAGTTGTAAGTAAAAGTGAAGATAAAACTGATGATGAAGTTCTTAATTCAATAATTCTTCCTAGATTACCATCTAACTGTGTTGCTATGGCTCAAACTTGGGATCTTGGATATAAACCAGATCCTTCAATTGTAGGATTATGGACATTAGACTCTTGTGGAAAATGGACATTACATCAAATAATTGAAATTTTAGCAATTGATACTATAGTTCAAGGTAGATTTGCAACAAAGATATATAATCACTATGGGAGAAAGATGCTACTTGGATTTGACTTTGGATATTATGGTAGGGGATTCCAGGAATCTGCAATAGAATCTGGTTATCCTATTGATAAATTAAATGCAGTTGAATTCAATTCATCTATGAAAACCGATGAATATAAAGAAGAAGATGAAGTTGATGAAGATGGAATGGAAATGACAGATGAGATATTCATAAATGGAATAAGAAGACAAGTAAAATTCTGGACAACAGAATATCTTATATTTGAAATAGACAATGAATTAATTTCTCTTCCTCCAATTTCAAATGAATTTGATAAAGAATTTGCTAAGGCTTGGCAAAGGAAAAACCCAGACGGAAGAATGGTATATAATACTACAGACGACCACAGAATATCAATGTTAAGGGTTCAGGCCAAGATTGCGTTCGAGTTTTTTAAAGGATGGTTTCCTGTATCAGAAGAAGATGACGATGATGATGAATATTTTGTTATATCAGCAAGATGAAGGAGGTATAAACTATTGAATATTATCGTTGGTGACACTAGACAGGCTTGTGTTATAAAAAAGATTGATATGGGATTTACAGATTCAGAATGTATATTTGTTACTAAGAAAGAAGACCTAAAAGGTCGAAAATTTTTAGAAGAAGATAAAGTTCATTTTGCATGGAATCATTATTTGATGGATGATGAAGAGGAAATACTTGATAATATCAAGTTAAATACAATAAGGAAAGGATGATAAATGTATGTCGGAAGAAACTAACAACAAGAGAAAGGTATCGTCTGCGAACAAAATCGGTAAGAAGGAACTGGCTCAAGCGATGGTAGATTTGACTGGTCAGACTCTTAAATCTGCTACCGAACAAATCGAGAATCTTCTTTATTTCATGGAAGTATCTCTCAAGTCTAGCAAAGAAGTAGTTCTTGAAGGTATTGGTAAGTTGAAGATTGTTAGAACTAAGGAACGTACTGGAAGAAATCCTAGTAGCGGAGAGAAGATTATGATTTCTGAGGGCAAGAGACTCAGATTTAAGAAGTTTAATTCGTTCTTCGATACTTCTCTTATGGAACTTCTTACCGGAGGATATCAAAAGAGGACCCGTAAGACAAAGAAAAATCAGGAAGAGGAGTAAGATAAAATGACTGACGAGAGACATCCTATAGATAGTCAAATAGAAATTGCGTTTGATATTAAGAAGAGTTTCTTTCTAGTGAAAGACAAGCGTGATAAAAATCGTGTATTCGATGCAATAGTAGGGTTCTTCACCAGACCTCACGAAACTATCGTAATACCTAACTTATTTTCTAAGAATTATCCGTATGGGTGTCTCTCGTCAGGGAGAGATATTGTTGGATATCTTGTTTCTGAAAATAAAATAATCTATTCCAAAGATAAGCAACTTATTGAAATGGAATTAAATGATTCAAAAAAAGCAATAGAGTCTAGTGAGATATTTGAAAAATGCTGTGGGACGGCTAGACTTATGTATTGTGATATTCCTAATTTTGGAAAAGATACCAAACTAATGTTTAATGTAGATGAGTATCTTGACTTTATTGACAAGATAGTTACATTCTATATGAACATCATTGAAAAATGTCTTCAGGTTGGTGGACAAGTTGTTTTCGTTTCTCAGAATATCGTAACTACTTCTCGTGGAGATATTCTTCCACTAACTTATGATGTTATGGCTAAACTTAGAAAATTTGATAATATAGTTTTTCGTGGTGACAGAATATGGGGATATCAAGATGGCGGCAAGAACAGTTCTAATAGGAGTAATGTGTATAACTGTAATCACAAAACTATATTATTTTTTGAGAAAGTTAAATAAATGGATATAATGATAATAGATAAAATTAATTCTATAGTTAATGATTTAAAGATGCAGTTAGAACAAGAAAGTTTCAAGTGGACTTTAACATATAGATTAAATATATTTGAAACAGAATATCTTCCTAAGAATAAGATGTGGATATTTTTTAATGGAGATATATTTACAAAACCTGGATGGTCTAAGTATATTTCATGGATGTTAAATAGATTATTTAAAATAAAATATAATAAAGAGAGTGGTGCAAAATGAAAAACAAAGTTAAGATTCTTGCATGGGGTGATTGGGGTAGTACAGGATTGGCAATTGCCTTGAGAGAGCCTATGAAAAGGTTATGGAAGACTGGAAAATTTGATATTACTCTTCTTGGAGTTGGATATGATTCTTGGCATGAAGATACAGTAAACTATCCATTTAGGGTTCTCCCTACTATGGGAGATCCATTTCCAAGGGGTAATGGATTTCTGGCAAGGGCCGTATCAGAAGTTAACCCAGACTTCTTATTTAGTAATCTTGATGTTGGTTGGATGGATGTAATTACACATCCTGAACTTCATGTAAGAACTGGAGAAATAAAGAAGTATTTATTTGATTTAATGGATCCTAAAACTAGAAAATTTAAGCATATTGGATATTTTCCTATTGATGGATTCTGTATTAATGATCTTCTTCCAAAGGGTTTTAAAGAAGTTCTTGGTAGAGTTGATTATAGAGTAACATATTCTGGATGGACAAATAGAGTTTTAGCATCACATGGAATTGATTGTAGTGCTAATATTTATCATGGAATAGATCCTAATACATACTATCCAATGAATAAATATGATGCAAGAAAGCAAATGATTCCTAATGAGAAGATTAATAAATATTTAAATAGTTTTATTGTTCAAATGGTTGCTACAAATCAACATAGAAAAAGAAATGAGGATTTAATTGTTGCTTTTGCAAAGTTCGCACAAGGTAAGGATGATGTTGCCCTAGCCCTACATACACACTTAACACTTCCAAGAAATCATTCCGATATTGGGGCACATGATCTTATTCATCTTATTGAACAGGTTGGAGTTGATGATATTGTTATTAATTCTTCTCCTATGATTGGATGTCCAGACGCAGATATGAATATGTTGTATGGTATTTCAGATGTTGGTGTTCTTCTTACTGAGGGAGAAGGATTTGGATTGCCTATTATTCATTATCATGCAGTTGGAAAGCCTATTCTTGTTACGGATTGTACTGCTTGTACAGAATTAACTGTTCATGAAATTGAACGGTTGCCTGTCGGAAGTTCTTATATTGCACATCCTAATAATCTTGTAAGGTTTGGAACAAATTTAGATGTATTAGTTGATAGGCTCAATTATTTGTATAATAATAGAGAAAAAGTAGATGAAATTGGAAAACTTGGAAGACAAGATATTTTAAATAGGTTTGATTACGATAATATTATCATGCCACAATGGATAGACTTTTTCGATAAGGTCTGTAGAGAAAATGGATTTCCATCTATAAAATAGGAGGTATTAGATGAAAGACGAAAATAAAACAAATAAAAGAGAACCTAAAACAGTAATTGCAATTGCATCTACTGGAACTAGAGATTCCGCTTTATATGGATCTGGTTCTAATTCGGAAATTAATCCATTAGTAACTCCTAGTTTCATGGAAACTAAATATGATCGTGCAAAGAAGAAGAATGTATGGGATTTGGTAAATGAGACAATAGCGGCATATGATGTAAATGAAGTTGTATCTTCTGCAATAAAACATATTGTAGCAGTTCTATATAGAAATATGAATATTATTGGAGAAGATTTAAATGAAGAAGATATGAATTTTTGGGAGAGTATCAAAACTCTTAATTTTGATTTAACAAGAGTTCCAAAACGAACTACATTAGTGCAGATTGCACAATCAATTGGAATAAATCTAATAAAATCTGGAAATGCTTTTCCATATATTACCAAATGGGGAGAAAGTTGGACTGGAAAATATAGATTTAATTTACCTATAGAAATAGATATTCTTCCTGTCACTTCTATAGATTATTCTATTGTTAATGGTTTTCCAAAGTTCAGTATTAAGAGAGCATCATTAGGAAATAAGGACAATCCTCTTTATGATGGTTCTCTTAATCAAGAGGATTTAGATCATGTATTTATACCTAAATCTGATGAATCTGTATTTGCAATACCACCATTTTATTCAATGATAACATCTGCATCTTTAAAAAATGAGGTAGATCAAAGTATATGGAATGTTCTATGCTCATTTATCGCATTTGTTCTTCATATTATTGTTGATACATCTAGATCAGAAAAGGGTAGTGGACTTAGAACTAAGAGACTGACTCAAAAACAACTAAACGCAATTGTAGATTTATTTAAAGGTAGCGGAAAGAATCGTGCGGTGGGAACAACTAATGATGTTATTGCAAAGTTTGTTACAATGGATCCTACTATTTTAAATTCTGCTCCTATATATGATCCTATTAGTAAAAGATTAGATCAGGCCATGGGAAAACAGTTCTTCGGAAACGATATATTAGATTCTATTGCTTTATCTGGAATGGTCGAGACTTTCTTCCAAGAACCAGTCGAAGAATATTTTAATTCATTGTTCTTGATAATAGCAAAGAAGAATAATATGGATATGGAAAAGGTTCCTAAAGTTCAATTCTCTCCAGTTGCATGGAATGAAGAAAATATGATATTTGATATGGATAGAGCCATGAGACAAGAAGGTGGAATTTCTCTTACTGATTTCGTTGAAAGAAGAGGTCTTAATTTCGATGATCAGATGAGAAAGTGTGAAAGAGAAATGAAGAAATATCCATGGTTAATTGAATTACTTTCAAATAGAAATGAGAATAAAGATAATCCAAATAGTGATTCAAAAGATGATGATAATGAAAAAGGAGCCAAGAATAATAGGAAGAAGCAAAATAAGAGGGGTTGACACCTGTAGTATAATATTACTAGAAGAATGTCCCTAAAGGGTTCTTCCTCTTCGCTCGTGTAGCACCCCCAACGTGGGTTCCCTAGTTTTAAAACAGGTTTTGGGTTCCTCTAGGCTTAGAAACACAAAAATCAGTTTTAGACTAGGGATTTTTCTTGTCAATGGAGGATATTTCAAATGGAAATTGAAAATGCAAAAATATCTGGATCGGTAAATTCCGAAATAGGACTCGCAATTGCAAGTGATGATAAGGATTTTAGGATTTTAAAAGCAGACTTTTGTAAGTGTGATACTATTAGTGAAAATCTTGATTATGTTGAGAGGTCTGAAGTAGAAATTGCAAAAGAATCTGTAGTAGCAACTCTTGCTAATATTGATCATAATTTTAGTGATAATGTTGGTGCTATATCTGAGCCCCTTGATTGCTCTACAGATAAGCCAACAGTTAAGGTCAAGATTTCTTCAATTAAATATCCTGAAAAAATTAAAAAGATAGAGAATAAAATTAATTCAAAAGGAGGTCTTCCGGTATCTTTCGAAACATCATTTAAACATGCGTATTGCATGGAATGTGGAGAAGATATGGGAGCAAATAGTTCATATAGTAAATTTTATTCACATCTTGGAGATAAACACCCTGATAAGAAGTTTGGCGAAGTTGGCAGGAAACTCAAAAAACTTACTTTTCAGGGTGTTGGTATATTATTAAACCTTGATCCAGGATTTCCTGGAGTAAAGGCGTTAGCGTTAGCGAACAAAAATCTTAAAGAAAGGAGTGTTAAAATGGCTGAAGAAAACGACAAGAATAAGGAACATGATGCTGTTCTTGCTATGGCCGCTCTCAAAACCGAGATTGATGGTCATGTTAAGAGGATTACTGAACTTGAGAAGATGCTGAATGGTAAGGATGCGGAGATTCAGGATCATATCAAGAAGCATGATTCTGTTAAGTCTGAGTTTGAGGGATATAGAACTGCTGTTGAACTTGAGAAGAGAGTCAACAGTCATTTCGAATCCGCCACAAAGCAGGGTCTTACGTTTGATGACGAGAAAAAGAAGGATCTCGAAGCAAGATTCAAACGTTGGTCTGCAGAGGATTCTGAGGCTTATATCTCTGATCTTGCTAAGGCTCAGGCAGAGAGACAGCAAGCTATTGATGAGGCTGCTAAAGCAAAAGATACTACCAACAATGATAAAGACAAGGTTGCTACTGCGAATCCAGCTCAGGCTTCTAAGGTTCCTAAACCTTATGAGCTTGATTCGGATGCGAAGCCGAAGGATGCTTATCAAGTTAAAGGTCTTGATGAGAAGTTCTTTATCGTTCCTAAGATCAAGCATTAAATGATTAAAATTTTTAAGAAAGGAGGCTAAAACTAGATGCTTAAAATCAGACATCGTATTATGGGTTCGGCAAGAAATTGCAAGATTTATGTTGCAGGATCTTCGGCTTCTGTACCTCTAACGGTAAAAGACGGTATGATTCTTGAGCCCGTAGTTGTTAGTGGAGAAGTTTATTATCAGAAGGCTAGTGCCAGAACAAATACTGGACTTAGGATTCTTGAGATTCCGCATCACCGGAGATATGGTGGGATGATTCCCGAGACTTATTTCGGAGCCCCGTTTGGTCTTACTGGTCTTGCTGTTCCTCCGCATACTGGATTTGATTTTGATACTACCAACGAGATGCTCGGTATGCATATCGGACATGAACTCCTTGATGGAGCAGAGTATACCGTTGATACCGATGGTTATGTATCGACTTCTTCCTTTACTGCAGGAGGAAGACTTTTCGTTAATGCAGGCAAACTTGAACAGGATGATTCTCCTACCGCTGGAGATTTCTCTCCTGGATATGTCAAGGTTGTTCCCGCTAATGATAACAACAAACTAACCTGGATCGTTGATAAACGATCCACACAATCCTAAGAAAGGAGGTGTGTAATGTTCAAACTTAAACCTACCAGAGCAACTAAGTTCGATACTATTACTGATAAAAGGGTTCTTGCTCTCGCCAAGAATATCTCTGAGCAGAGAAATTTTACTGACGATGAGAAACAGGAACAACTCAAGAAAATCGCCTTTGCCGCCAGAAATGATAGGCATGGTGAGTGGCTTGCGATGGGATCGGATATCGTAAAGATGGTCGAAACGCACCTCCCTTACGTTAATCCTATTCCCCAGATTGCTGATGTCCAGGAAGGTCTTGGATGGGATGAGCAGGTCAAGTGGGATACTACTCCTGGTCTTAGGGCTTGGATTCTTGCGGACGGCGTTTCGCCTACCGAAACCAAGATTACTATGACTCGGACTGAGTTCCCTGACTTCGAGATTCATTGTTTCCCGACTCTTAGGATTAAGGATCTCGAAAATGGCAAGGGTCCGTCGCCTGATATGGTTGCCGCATGGTCTACGCAGGCCCTCATGTCTCAACTTCTTGGATATCTTTATAATCTGTGCGTTACTTCTGTTACTGATGGTTCGGCTAATACCAACGAAACTACTTCGGAGATTTCGAAGACCAGTTTTGATTCTGGTATTGACTATCTGTGGCCGATCATTGGCAAGCGTCCTGCAGGTATCCTTGGTCCTCAGTCCAGTTTCACTCCAGTTACCGGATTCGATTATGGATATTCTATCGACACTCTTACCAAGATTTATGAAACGCAGGGTATGCTTGAATCGTATCGTGCAATTCCGTTCGTTGAACTGATTCAACCCCAGGACGAGGATGGAGTTGCTCTCAAGAACGATAAGGGCACGGTTCTTCTTCCCATTACGGCTCCTTATAATATGTTCCTGGTTGGAACTAACTTCCAAATTGGAGGCATTAAGTTCGCTCAGAAGGGCGGAATTAGTGTTTATGATTGGGAGGATATGAGAGAACTTCTGCGTGGATGGCATTTTGTGATGAAGGTTAGTCTTGGCATCGTTGCTGCCGACAAGACTCTCTTCAGATACAAGATCAACGCATCAGGTTAAGTCTTATGGTTTTGCGGGGTTTCTCCAACACAAAAATCCCGCACAACTATGAAAAAAAGATTGTCTCTAAAAAAATCTTCAAATAGAAAAGCAAATCTAGTTTCTAATCATAGAAGGAGAACAAGTTTTAATCGTGGATATAGAAGAGTTCGAGGATATTCTAGAGGACTTAGATAATAATTATTTAGAAGAAGGAAGGAATAATAAAATGGCTACTGCACAAAAAATAATTGACGCTCCGCTCTCCATTGAACTTGCCGCACAGAAACTTGAACACACCGTAACAGTTGATGATACTAGTGAACTTTTTGTATGGTGTGGAGGTATCCAGCAAAATCCTAAAGCAACTAAGATTAAGTTTGGAGATGCTAAACTTAATCTTTCTGGACTTCACAAGGAAATGATTGAGGCAGGAGAAAGTTTTGATCTTGTTGATCTGATTAGAAGAGGACAAATGGATAGTATTCAAAGAAGAAAGTTTCTCAAGAATGAACTTATTAGAGATTATAAAGTTATTCCTGCTAATCAAAATGCGAGACTTGCTGTTAAGGCAGAGTACGATAGAATGGCTAAGATTGGAAAGAATAGGGCAGGCAAGTAATGGCGATTAGTTATTCTGATATTGTCACTAGAGTAAGAGAGGATATAGCAGATACTACTGAACCTTATACTTATAGTGCTTCATTTCTTGGAAATAAGATTTTCCAGGGTGTCAGAATTTTAAGAGATTTATATCCAGAAACATGTGAAGGATGGTATGTTAGTGAAGATAGTGGATTCAATGTAGAAGTTTCTGGAGATATAAATATCGATAATTATTTGCAAACTTTATCTATAGCAACTCAAATGGCTATATCTAAATCTCAGCGTTTTGAAGATCAGAATAATAGCGTATATAATCAAGATATTTCTGGAACTATAGATACTCGTGATCTTGCTAAGAATAGAAAAGAAATTATTAGGGAACTTGAGAGTGATTTGGCAGATCATATGGCAAGTATTCACGATGTTTATGATAAACCTAGTCTTGGGTCGATTGGATTAGATACCAAGTACTGAGGATAAAATGATAACAAGAGGATTTATAACTTCGCAGGTACATAAAGGAATAAAATCTACTTTCATAAGAAAGTTGGGTGATGGTCAAGACGTTTCGATATTAGTTTCTACTAGAACTACAGATACTGTTCAAGACTCAAATCCATTTAATAGTGGATTCTCTGAAACAGAAACCCTAAAATCAAAACGTGTACTTGCAAGATATGTAGCATCATTAAGCAGAAATACAGTAACAAATCCATTTGAAGAAAAGATATTCACCAGACTTGGATTAAAACTTGAAGGAGATTTGTTAATAGTTGGTAAATACGATGATTTTGAAGACTTTAAAAATACCACAGAATTGATCTATAATGATGAAAGATATATACTTCATAAAATTCAACCAGGTTTTAATGTAGGAGATAACGATCCATATTTATTTGCTGCTTTGTTTAATATTAAAGAAAGGTCAACTAATTAATATGAAAGAGTATGATAATATTTGGGAAAAAACTATTCAGATATTGACTTTTTGGAAAGATGGCAAAATAATCTCAACACAAAAGAAAATTGTAAAAAACGGAATGACTGATAGTTTTATTGCAAAAGATGGTGAAATTGACGAAGAACTTAATAATAATGTTGAAACTTGGATTAAGGTAAGAACGCAAAAGTATTTTCTTAACTTTCTTGATAGTGTTCTTAAATCTAATAGGGATGGTGTTCCTGTTGGTAGTAATTCAAGTGATAAGGGTTGGTTTATTACAATAGAAGAAAAGAAATCTATTAGAGATAAGTTTCTTGATTCGACTAATGATCTTTGGAGAGATTTTAGTTGTCTTCTAACAACAGTAGGAATTGTTGTTAAAAAGTCTTTAATACTCTTTCTTACTCCTAAAATGCAAAGAGAATTGAAAGAACATGATTCCGAAAATATCAATTCAGATAAGTCTTGAAGAGATAACAAGTACACTAGGTAGATTTCCTAGAGATTTACAGAATGTACTAACTAATAGATTTAAAACACTAGCAACTGAAATAAGAGAGAAAATAGATTCGATATTAAAACCTGATGGACCTGGATATCATTACGGAATACTTGCAAGATCGATAAAAGTAGGGGAACCAACAAGAGAAATAAGATCGTCTGGAAGAGTTTCTGGAATGTCTATGAATGTTTTCATAGATCCAGAATATTCAGAAAGTGTAACATACAGTAAAGGAAAACATTCTGAAACATACATAAAAAGACCAATAGATTATTGGAAGGCTATGGAGAGGGGAAGGAAACCATTAAGTGCAGGAAATATAATATTTTTTGAAAAGAAATTTGACGAACAAGATAAAACAGTAGAAATAAGAAGACATGTAATAAATGGAAAACCAACCGGAAGTAAATATGAATACAAAAGGATTCGTGACGGTGGAGCAGAAAGTAAAACCAGAATAAGATTTTCTACTGGAACAAATTTTAAAGTAAGAGAGCGGAAAAATAGAAAAGTAGTTACAAGAATAATGGAATCAGCAGAAGCGTTGACTAGAAGATTTTCTGAATTAGTAATGAGAGATTTAAATAATCTTGCAAATACAAGGACAGCCTTCCAAATAAGCGGAATTGAACAGGGATTGACTCCAATCATAAGAAGAAGATGAATAGACAACAACACGCAGATAATATAATAAGATCCATTTATGATCACATTGATTTATACTTATCTACTAGAAATTATTCTGAAAATCCATTTAGCATAAGTACTTCCAAAACATTATTAAAGAATAGAGTAATTTCTGGAAGTGATAATATAGATGGATTTACAAGAGTAAGTTCAAATCCACAGGTCAATCAATATACAGTAATAAATTATGGTGGAAAAGGTAATAGCACAAACTTACAATTTAATGCATCAAATTCTAGTCAAAATGTAGAAATTGAATATCAATATAAACCAGTATTGATGTTATCGTGGCAAGAAACATTTAATCAAATAGACAAAGAGCAAGTTTCCACGCCTGCGGTGTGGTTTGAAATAGATTCTGAAATAGATCAGGAGTATGATCAGGGAAAAAGTACTGTAGAGGATACAAAGATTCTATCGATTGGTTTTTATGCAGATGTTAGGAAGAATGGAAGTTTCGATGTCTCACAAAGAGATGGAATCAAGGAAGAATTGAAATCAGCACTTTCTTCTAACATCAAACTAAAGGATTATTCAGTCTCTCCTGCCATTTCTACGAGCGGAATAATCACAGTTGGTAGAGTCAAAATAGATAGAATTGAAGATTCAGGAAGGTTCGCAAATGGGATGGAAGGTTCGGCGGTTATAAAAGTTAAACTGCCTGATGATATCGAATGAAAGGAGGGAAATAAATGGGCGCAACTAACGAGTTTACCGATGTACCTGGAATTGGTGGTAGCCATATCATCACTAAGGCGGTCGATCCTAATTCTGGAACCACTAAGAGACTCTATCATAAAGAGAGTCTTACTAATAATGAAGCAGGTTCTTCGATTGATTGTCCCGAGCAGGGATCTCTCAAAACCAAGTATCTGACTCAGGGAAATTCATATAATTGGAGTGGTAATTTTAGACTCACGGATCTTGCCGATCTTCAGAGATGGGGCAATATTTCGAGTAGTGCTAACAACTATTTCAATATCGCTAATAGTTTTCCCGTTGATTTTCAACAGGAGTACTGCCATCCAGAGGCTTCGGAATCTGAACTTCGCAGAGGAACTGCTAAGGTTATTACTACTGAGTATCTTAGAAATTGTAAAGCGGATAATAAGGGCAATACTAATTCTACTGGCGCCGCCACTATGCTTACGATTTCTGGTAGATGTGATGAAGTAAGAACTTTCGCAGGAAAGGTTTATCATACTGCTGGAACTACTTCTAGCACGGCACATGCCGGTGCTGATAGTCAGTTTAGTAGCACTTATGAATCTTCTGCGATTGCTTATGTTAGATATAAGGGTGCAGGAACTGATTATATCGACATCACCGATAGAGAGGGAGATGACGGTGTTACCGCAGATCCTTCTTACGAGTTCCTGCCTTATGATGATGCAGAGGCCATTGGAGCAAAGGGCTGTGTGATTTTCCACGGACTTGATATTGGTTCTACTGTTATCATCGGTACTGCGGTCCAGTCTGCTCTGTAAGTATGGAATCTGTGACGAGGGCGAGATAATTTCAAACCCTCGTCGTAATAAAAAACTAGGAGGATATTATGTCAGAAGAAGAAAAGAAGGTACTTCCGATTATTGATTCGGAAAATATTAGTTCGTTGCAGGATATTGTAAATCCAGACGAAAATCCTAATAGAATTGTTACAATAAACATTAACAAGAAAGAATACAGACTATTCCTGGATACTCCAAGATATTCTGATAAAATAATTCAAAAGAAGGCTTTTAGGACTCTTCTAAATAAAGCAAAGGAAGATGGAACTCTTGAATCTAATAAAGCCCATGTTGAAATCACTCCTCTTAGGGATGATGAATCTAATAAGAAAACTAATGATTATGTATTCTATTCAATTGAGCATAACTCAGCAGATTTAGGAACTTTAAAACTATTTTGGAAGGATGATCCAGATAATAAGGATGAAGAAGAGAAACCTATTGATTGGAAGTTGTTTAATGTAGTTGAATCAAATATTATTAAAGGTGTATATATTGATAGAAAGTATCTTGCATACTCAATTTATGCAGATTACGAACATTATGAGGACGATCTTTATAGAGAGTCGTATATCGCAGCAAGAACTATTGCGATGATTTTTGCACAAACCAAGTATGCAGATAATCATTCGAAGAGATTTTTTAAGACTATTGATTCTGTAGATAGACTTGAAGAAACTGAAATGGGATATCTTGTTGGATGTTATACTAAGTTGATGATTGATGAGGAAGAACTAAAAAACTCATCAGATCCCCAGAAGTCAGAAGAAGACAATCCTACGCAAAAAGATACGGAGTCGGACTCTTCAGTAGAGAAGTCTGGGGATTAACAGACGAACAGTTACTTATATCGGAACTTTGTGAAGAACAGGATTATTTGATACAAAAGAAATGTTTAGATGAGGAACTAGAGAAATCAAAAAGAAGTGGGAAAGACAAGAAAGGTGATGAAAGTTCCGGTCTATCTATAAAACTAACTCCTGCTATGCAAAAGGAATTAGAGGAACAGACCAGACATGTCAGAAATAAATAACATCATTAGAATTGCTTGCGAAACTTCTGGACTTGATAAATTTCAAGTTATTGGTAAATTGGTTAACGATGTGCAGGGAGCCATGGCTAAATGGGCTCCCTCTATTTATCAGGGACAGAAAGCAATTGATTCTTATAATAACTCATTCTTAAAACAAGCAGAAATACTAAATAAACTTGGTGGTTCTTATAAAGCATATAATGAAATACAGAGAGCAGCCATAAAATCAGAAGAGCAACTTGTTGATAGGATGAGAAATATAACTGTGCAATCATCTAATATGTTGCACAGAATGAAAGCGCAACGAGAAGAAATTCAACGTCTTGCTGGTGCTTTGTCTGGTACTAATAATCAGAATTTCCAGAATGTTGTTTCACAAGATGTAAGAGCATATAATGCATCTGTTAAACAAACAATGGAAGAAATAATTAAAAACAACAATGTAACTAGAGTTGATACTGTAAAGAAAATAAATGATCATTTACAGTCATTAAGTATTAAACCTTTATTTAATCAAGGTTCTATGGGTGAAATTGGGGAGTTGGGTGCGTTAAGAGAATTAATTAGTAGCATGAAGGGACAGAAAGGAGTAAAGGGTTTAAGTGACTTGGAGAAGTCTCTTGTTGCTAGTGTTGATAGGGTGAATCAAGCAAATCAAACAATACAAGGAATTATTAATACTCCACATCTTATGGCAGGTGGAGGAAAATTATCTTCTAGTGGTCCTAGCGGAAGAGAAACTAAACTTCCAGGATCAATTATTAGTTTAATTGGAAATTATGTTGGTCGTGGTTTTGATGAAAAAACTGGCGTAATAGATTTGTCTAGAAAAATATTTCAGGATCTTAGAAATCAACCAACTCAAATATCAGATGCAATATTTTCAAAGAACGACATAGCACAACTACAAAAAGAGTTTGGTATAACACAAGGATCAATAAAAGGTTCTAGTGTTTCATCATTAATGAAAGAATTAATGAATGAATTTAGACAACAAAAACTAAACTATTTGTTGAAAATGCATAATGAATCACAAGAAATGTATCAAATGATGCAGTTTGAGGATAAATCAATTAAAGAACAGATTGCATTAACAAAACAAGCAATTATTCAAAATAGAAGATATGCTGGAACTGCAGGAGGTCCAGAAAATATAGTTGGTAGTGTTGTTGGAGATCCTAATAGGAAACTATCGAAAGAAGAATTAAGTAGTTTAAAAAATGATTTATTAAATAATTATAGTAGTAGAGTAGTTGATAGAAATACCAGAAATGCTACTATAAGAAGAATTAGGTTTGCTCCTAATAGAAGACATATGTTTGATAAAGATGTTGAACTATTAAATGAACGTCAAGCACCTAGAACACAAGAATATTTAAATAAAGTTTTTGGAGCAAGAAGCGAATCTCTTTCAAGACAATTTCCATTTTATTTAAATACAACTCAAGATAATAATTATATCCCTGTAAGTAGAATTAGACAAGAAGTTCATAAAATAGCACAAGAACTTGGTATTAGACTTAAAGATCCAGATATATATGATCCAAAAGAAAATAAAGGTAATAATTGGACTACAAAAAAATATACAGGTTATACTTTGTATAATTTTACTAATGAACAATATGAAAATGATCTTAATAATATTCGTAGTACAATAGGATTAGAAAATGAACAAATTCGTAAAAGAAAAGAGTCTTACGATCAATTAAGAAAAGAACAGATTCTTCGTGGCGAGATATCTAAAGAAGATATGACTCGTCAGGAAAAGATTGGTCTTCGTAGAGAACAGTCTAAAGAATGGTCGAATGAAATGGGATGGATGGTTAAACGCCATCTTGAATGGGTTGCTACTGGAGCAGTTCTATATGGTGTTGCCGATGCATTTAAACGTGCATTTGAAGCAGAATCGCAATTTGAAAAGGGATTAACTAGGGTTGCATCAATAACTGCACATGGTAGAGATCAGATGCAGTTACTTAAAAAGGGAATACTTGATATGGATAAATCAGTATTCTCGTCTGCACAGACAGCAGAAACTATGTATCATATTGTTTCTACTGGATTAGGTCAATCAAAGGATGGATATCTTGATGTTGCTGCAAGTATCAAAAATGCTGAAAATGCCAATAAACTTGCTACTTTAGGAATGTATGATTCATCTGAAGCAGCAGTTCATCTTGCTGTTATAATGAAGCAGTTTAATATGGGTGCTGATGAATCTCAAAGAGTTCTCGATGGGCTTTCTTATGCTGCAGCAAAATCTGCTACAGAGATTCCTAAACTTGCAGAAGCGATGAAATATGCAGGTGTTGTTGCTAATGAGTCAGGTCTTGGATTTGAAGATACTCTTGGAATGATGATGAAACTAGCAGATGCAGGTATTCGTGGAACTGATATGGGTGAGAGATTGAGAGGTGTTATCAAGAGACTTGCAGATCCATCTAAGGAAGCACAAAAGGCTTTCAAGGATATGGGAATAGAAATGATGAATGAAGATGGATCTGCTGTAAGTCTTTATGATAAATTAAATAGACTTAAAGAAGGACTTTCTAAACTTCCAACTGGAAAACAAGAAAAGTATCTTGGAGATATCTTTGAACAAAGAACTTCCGCTGCTGGAAGAATATTGATGAGATATACTAAAGCGGATTTTGATGAAGCAATTAACAAGCAGAAGGCTATGAATGATGGTCAACGCCAATTTGAGGTAATGACTAATAATATTATAGATCAATGGAAGATTCTTTCTAATGAGATGGGCAAGTTTGGTATTGAAATAGCAGAGCCATTAGTTAAGGATATTGGAAAAATAGCAAAAGCGGGTATTGATTTATTTACTGGATTAAAGCAAGCAGCACAAGGATCTCCTGGAATTGGAGGTGTCGTTACAGGTGGAGTTGAATCAATAGTTGCTATGGGAGGTTCTGCTGCTCTGTGGAGTATGGGTGGTTGGGCCAAAAATAAGATATTAGGACAAGATGAAACTATATATAATTTTTTAAAGAGACCTGGATATGGTTATAGTGGTGGATTTAATCCAGGTAATTCAAATATATATCCAAGCACATTACTTCCTGGAGCAGGAAGCAGAATGTTTGGTGTTGGTGCTTTAGCGGGAATAGGTGCAGCAGCATATACAGGAGATGCAGGTGCAGGAGCAAAAATAGGAATTGCTAGTGGATTATTAACAGTATTAAATCCTGCAGTAGGTATTTCTGTTGGTATTATTGCTTCTGCCGCATTAAAATGGTATAAAGATAACCAGGATAAACTTGAAGAAGATTTAAAACAAAAAATAGCACAGTCTAATGTTTCTAAACGTGCATTTGAGACATCAATTGGATATATTGGTGGCGGAGAGTTTTATAGAGATTTATATAAATCTACTGGAGATCAAAATGCCGGAAAAAGTATATCAACTATTCCAAATATAACTAGAAAATATATTGAGAGAATGATTGCTCCAGTCGAAAATACAACTAGTGTATTTGATCCTGATATAAATAAACTAAAAAATATTCTAATTCTATACGAAAAATATAAAATGAGTATTTCTAATTATCAAGAAGAAAATGTAGCAGAAAAGGAACTTAGGCAGTTAATTAATCTAAAAAAGGTTATTTCAATAGGTCTTACTGATAGAATAGAATCTCAAAGAAGTAGATTTAAATTTGAAATTGAGAAATTAAATAATTATGATACAAATCCACTAGAATATGATGATTCTGTTAAAAAAGGTTGGGGTCATATATTGACTTCATTAGGATTTTATGGAGATTTGGGAATGGCTCCAAAAACAGATCCTCAGAAGAGTTTTGATGAATCAAAAAATGTTAGAGAAGAACTAAAAGATAAGTGGAAACACAAACTTCAGTTCCTAACTCCAGAAAGGATGAACACTTTAATGTCTAAGACAGATGAGATATTTAAAGATGTTGCATCTGTTTCTGGTCCAGAAAGAGAAAAAAAATTACAAGAATGGTCTAAATTATTAAAAACACTATTTGGAGAACCTTTTGCTACAGAAATGGAACCATTATCCAATGAGATAATTGGTCTAGCTAAGAAATCTATAGATCAAGCAGAAGATGCTGTAGAAAAATATAAAAAACTTGTTTCTGGTCAAGAAAGTTATCTTAATCTATTTGGAGATGATTTAGAAACTAATAAAAAGATATTAATGAAACATAGAAAACTAACTGCATCACTATTACTTGCAGAAAAGCAAGGTATTCCATCTTTAGATATTGGAGTAATGTCTGTTGCAGGATTATATGATATTATTGATACTAGAACTGGATATAGTAAAAAATATAATAAACTTTCTGGAAAATTATCCAATGTGCCAGATTGGAAAGATTTAAATACAAGTAGCTGGTTTACATCTAATATACAATCCGGTAGTGGATTTAATTTAGAGTATTCTTCACAAAACAATAAGTATAGAAGACAGTTTGATAATATTAGAAAAAGAAGATTTGAGGTAGATGAATTTAATAAATCATCTAATGAACAAATAGATAAGGTATCTAAACAATTGTATCGTGATCTAAAAAATTATGGTGCTTATGATTCTGTAAAAATATTTTCTGGACCTAAAGTAATAGAAGAATTAACTAGGAAATATGAAAAAGATGCTACTAGCATTACAAAAGAGGAAACTCAAATACTTAGTCTTAGCCAAAAGAAGAAACAGTTAGAAAAGCAAAGAATAGATATAAATAAAAAATTTAGTATCGAAAGAATAGAGTCACTACATAATATGGCTCTTGAAATGAATAACGATATAGAAAATTCTCGTAATACATTAGATTCAGATATATCACAACTTTTTCCATCATATGAAAATAAGAAAAAGTCAATTAAAGATTCCACAAAAAAACAACTTGATTGGTTTAATATATTAAATAAAGATATAAATGATAGTCTTAATATAGCAAAAGATGCTAAATTAAAAGAAAAAGATCCAGAAAAAATTAAGGTATTAGATGCAGCAATAAAGACTTTTCAAAAGGAATTAAAACTTATTCCTGGTCTTATAAAAGATTTAAATTTAACTGAAACTGCTAAATTGTTTATGATCGAAACATCTAGAATGTTAGAACTTAAACAATATAGAAGTATTATTAGTTCTATTGGATTAAGACTTTCTGGAAGAGGTCCAGAGGCAGATCATATTTCTTCTCTAGGTAGTTTACAGAATACTTATGAAACTAGTAGACGGCAGGCATATAACGAGAAAGATACTAATAAATTAAAGATGCTTGCAGTTGAATATTATTATAATTTAAGAGAACTTAATCATACGTTCTCTAAACAGAAAATAGATGAAGAGAACAACTTAAAAGAACTTAAAGCAAGGAATATAATTGAAGAATATAGACTTCGTGGACAATATGCAGATGCAGAGTATAAGAGTAAAACTATTCAGAATCAGAAATCATTTGATGATGAGATGTTTACTGCTAAGGATAATTTAATAAAGCAAAATGAAATAAGAAAATTCTATGCTAGAGCATTTGGTCAAGATTATAAAGTATATATATCTAATCTTCAAAGTGAAACTAATACCTTAAATGCTAGTGCAGTTGCGACAAGACTTAGACTTATTGGCAAGACTCTTCGTGCAGATATTATTGAAACTGTAATGCAGATTAGAGCAGATAAAGATAGGATTCTTTCTAGTTTAGATCCAGAATCAGATGCCTATAAAAAGAATAAGAAAATATATGAAGGAAAAGAAGAACTAGCAGTAAAAGATCATAAAGAAAGAATTTATGCGATTCAGTATGCAATTGAAACCGCTACAAAACAACTTAATGCAAAACTTTCTGGAAGATACTTATATGGGGAACACTATAAGAATATAAGAGAAATTATCTCTAGTGGATATCAACAGGTTCAAAATGCCGGTGGTCCAGATACACCAATGGGAAAAGAAGCTGCTGCTAATGTTAAAAATGAACTTGAATTAGAAGCCAGGAGATTTAAAGAAGAATATTCTAAAGTATATAATGATATGTATATGAGTATTATGCAGAATAGATTTGCTTTAACTAAGCAAGAAATTTCTGCAGAGTACAATTTACAATATCATTCACTCAAAAATGAGTATAACGATAGAATGAGATTACATTATGGAGATATTGAACTTAGACTTCTAATCGAAAAAGATTTTTCAACTAAAGTATATATGCTTTGGAAAAGTATTTATGCTAGAATATATGACACTAGATTTAAGTCAATGCAGGAAGGAATGGGAATATTCGTTTCTACTAGTCAATCTTATGCTCAGAGAACAGGACAAGATCAAAGAGGAAGTCTTGTTGGATCTAGATTTGGATTATATACTAGTAAGTATAAGGCTATGAATGATCCTAGTATTGATCCGTGGATGCGTCCTTTCTACTATGCCCAGATAAAGGAAGAAGAAGATAGAATTGCCATACAAGAGCGTCAAATGGGTGTTGGTGGAGAGCGTGAGACTAGGCTTAGAAATAATCTAAAGATTCTTGAAAGTAAGAAACTTAAAACTTCAAGAGATTTTGAGCAGATAAAACTTTATAGATCGGAACTTGGTAAGATTCAGTCTGGTGGATCTGGTCAGGTTTTATCTGGAGATGAACAGAAGAGAGTTAAAGGTTGGATTGACTATCTGCCATATATGAAAAATCAAATAGCAGAAAAACAGGATAAGATAGATGAACGACACAAGTTCTTATTTAATTGGCAAAGATCAATGGTTGAAAGAGGTGTTGGTGCCAACAGCCCAGAAGGTCAGGCTTATGCAAAACAAATTCAAATATATAATAGAATGAAATCAGATAGAGATAGAGTAAATGGTCCAGATAGCGATATGACTAGAGGTATTGCTGAATTAAAAAAATTAGCACTTAGAGCAGATAGTAAAACTCAAGATATTATAGCAAAACTGATTGCAGAATTATCAATGAAAACAGAAAAGATTCAAAGCGTTTCTATTGATGCCATAACTGGTTCAGCAAAAGCAGATTTAGAAGAAATGATGAAGAAGTATGATATTGGAAAATTTAATGTTGATGAATATTTTAAAAAGTATTTACAAGATTGGGCTAAGGATAATGGAATTCGTCTAAAGGGCGATGAAAATAAACAGGAAGAGGTAAAGCCACAAGAGCATCCATTAAAGAATAGTGGTCCAGATATTTATCACATAGATGCAAGTATATATCTTGATGGAGAAAAGATTGCAGAACAAATTGCTAAGGCAGAAATAAACAAAATCAATAAATATTGTCAAGATCAGGATAAAAGAAAGAACGCTGTTTCTGGTGGTGCAAAATGAAATCAAAACTAGTAAGATATAACGGTTCGTATACTTTCACAAGAATAAGTTCTTCATCTTTTATGTTTAACCTTGAACCACATCCAACAAATCTATTTGAAGATGAAGAAAGATATGAAATAGAAGATACTATTGGTGGAAAAAGAATTCTTCAAACCTTTGGATTTCATGAGTGTGATAGGGAACTTACTATTGAAACATGGTTAAAAGAAAATTATGCTTATGATCTAAGAGATGCTAGAAAACTTATGTATCAATGGACTTATACAAATTGGAATGGATATTCTAGAGTTGTTAGGTTTCATCCTGGAAAACAGGGTCTAAACATAGATTGGGAAAATGCTAAGTTTAATGATGGATCATGGGCCTTTAAAACAAGAATAACATTCTTAGTATGCAAGGAACCATAAAATGAATATCAATTTCTTTAATAAAGAAGGAGGATCCCAAATAACCAAGAATAGTTTAAATATTTCTTGGTATGAGGATCTTACTAAATATAAGTCTGGAGATGTTATTGAAACTTGGTTTGAAATAAACAATAATACTGGTAGTAATTATACTAAATTAAAATTGCAGGTAAATCCAGATTTGTCAATATGGTATTTTAATAATAGATCACAGTTACTTAGCGAACTTAATATGCAGGCAATAATAGACAATCTGTTTAAATTTGGAATAAATTCATACGAAGAAATAGTTTTTGTCCGTCCACTAAAATATATTAATCCCAGAAACGTATTGAACGATGTAAGGAATTTTGATCCACTAAAAGAAATGAAAGAAGTTATTCCTGGAATAATATTACGTTCAGATTCAATATTAAATAGTATAGATGATTTTGGATTTGCAATTTCAGAAGGTCATATACATACTGATTTAGCAGAAGACAATTCTGGAGTTGCAGGAACTTACGCTAAATCAATAGAAGTAACTACTTTTAATAATAGAGACAAATTAAAGTTTTGGGTTAAAATAACAGTACCCGAATCATGGGATTCGCATAAGAATCCATTAACAACAATGATAAAAGCATATATTGACAATCAATTAGTAGACAATTATTTCAGATTATGTACTAGAAATATTTATAGTGTATTGTGGATTCCTATTCATTGTAATATAATTGGATTTGATAGAACAGACTTTCCTTTTGAGGTAGGATCATAATGGGATTCACCACTGAAGAAATAGGAAATTTAACAGTAATAAAATATCAATTTCCAGTTGATCATGGAAAATTAATAGAACTATATCCATGTTGGAGAGTTAAATTAGATGGAGTAGTTTTAGAAGATATTAAGAGTGTTACCATTTCAGAGGATCTCGACAATCCTATGTCGTCTTGTGATGTTGAATTTGTAGGAATAATGAATAATGTAAATTTACCATTGTCATGTGATAAAATAATAACAGTTGAACAGGGTTATAATAATAATTACTTAGAAATATATCGTGGAATAATTGATGATAGGAACCTTTCTGAAACATCTAAATCTGAAAATTTCTCAATAATGTCCCGTGATATGCTTGCAAAAGTTGCTCATCCATGGTATAATACTCTCCTAAACAAGTATTACGAGACAAAAGTAAAGATATCAACAATTATCGGATACTGTGCAGGTCTTGCAGGAATGTCGTGTATATACTCAGCATTTGATTGGGAGTTACCTAATTACGATATGTCTGGTAAATATCCAATAGATGTTATTTCAGAGTTTGCAAATAAAATATATGCACAGGTTCAAGTAATTGGAAATATAGTTTATTTTTCACCTAAAATACCTAGAGATTTGAACAATGTTGTTTTAACAATAAGAGACAATAATGATATAGTAATATATAACGAAAGAAATTCAACAGATCAATATTTTAATAGAATAGCAATATCTAGTGGTACTCAAAGATTCTATAATAATAGAAATCAGAATGATGAACATGAAAAAGTAGTTGACTATTATCCTACTGGTTTTAATAGATATATCTATACCCCAGAAATACCAACTCTTAATGGATCTGATGATCCTGCTACTTACGAGCAGAATTTCAATAATTGGGCTGATGCAAACGCTACGACAATCGGAGCAGGAATTATAACATCAGATTTATTTAGTAGTAGAGATAATGAACTTCCATGTGGAATTGAACCTGCGCCTAGTTTTAAATATACTAATGATGATAATGTTTATTTTGAGAAGTCATTTTTAAATACTGGTGCAGTAATAAATTCATCTACATTAAAAGCATATGGTGGAGTACATAAAGAATCTAATGGATCACATTCATATAGTGGTGCAGAGTATATTGTAGGATCTTATGGATTAAATATTGGAAGAGTAAGGATTCCTTATACAATAACAGACAATTCTGAATATCAGCCTTGGAATACTGTTCCAACAAATCCTAATATAAAAGATAGTATGGCAATTAGGGATCTTTGGTATGATGCTACAACTACTGTTTATAGAAGTGGAGCAGGAGAAGAATATTCTGAAACAAGAATAGAAAATATAACTCCAATTAAAGGTCTTATAGATACATTATCGGTAACATTTCCAGAAGGACAAACTGGAAGATGGTTTTATTTAAAAGAGAAGAAAACGAATACAGATATAGTATGTATTTGGGGGACTTTGGGGACAATAGCAAGTTCATATGATTCATCAAAATTTACTGATGTAAGTAATGAAAGATTATATGAACCAGATGGACCATATCTATATCCTAATATAGATATAGTTGTAGATGGATCTGATAAACCTGCACCAGTTTTTAGTTCTGATGCTTTTAGAAAAACTACTGATGAAAATGGAGTTGCTTATTTTCCATCGGTTCCAATATGCTCCGTGGATTATACTAGAAGTAAATCAATGGATGGATATGATTTTAAAAATCAATCTGATATGACATTCGATCCGTCCTATGATGTTATAGAGGAAACCTATAAATATGCACATTCTGGAGGAAGTAAAGATCCTTCTAGGTATAAAAAGATTATAAATGATACAGAATATAATTGGGTTGTTACCGCAAAAACAACCGATCAGCCATTTGGGGCTCCAATACCTGTTCCAACCGATTGGACAGGAACAGTAATTGTTGATAAGTTATCAGAAATTCAGTCTTTCGGAAGAGTTGTTCAACCATTACATCCAATAGAAGATCAAATTATTACTGATACTGCAATAGCATATTATATAGCAAATGGATTTTTAAATCTTTCTGTTGCTAGAAAAAGAAGAATGAATGTTAAAATTCCTTCTGTCCCAATCAGACTTAAAGGTAAAGTTATTAGAATTGTTGATACAAGACTTGATATTGATCTTAATCTATATGTTATAAGTCAAAAAAGAAACTTGACTAAAAAAGGAATGTGGGATAATTTGGATGTGTTGAGGTTTGTACTATAATGTATGATTTCTTCTATGGTTTGGTAATGAACCAAATAAAAAAGAATGTTGCAGTTGAACGTGCAATTATAACTAAAACATATTCTGGCAATTTATATGATTTTAGAATTGGAAATGTTACATACTACAAAAAACCCATAGAAGTTAGACCAGGAGATAATACAACTACTAATTTATATAAAGTTAATGATATTGTTAGGATTTCTAAAACTCAGTCTGGGAATAGAATTATTACTGGATATGATAATTTCGGAACCAGTAAGTTTTCTATGATGGAGATATAATGACAAATTATATTCCAATGATGTTTAGAGATAAGAATATAATAGAGTTAATCAAAACTCCTAATGTTATTCCATTAATTAGAACTACTATTATGAAGTGGATTTCTAAATTATTTAGAACATTTGAAAGTAATTCAAGTTTCACAAAATCAGTAGATAATGAAGATGGAATTAGCACCTCTGGAGACTTAAAACAATTAGATGAAGGACAAGTAATAGATGTAATAGATAATACAAATGCGTTTGGATTTAACTATTCATCTAAAACATTATATAAATATAGTATATCTAAAGATATCGAAACAATAATAAAAATGCTAGAATCTATATTATCAATAGATTGTTCTTCTGGAGAAATTATTGGAGTTAATTCTACATACATATATATTCACTATAAAGATTCAAATAACGATGATCATATATTATGTATAGACAAAACAGATTTGTCTATTATTGAAGATGTTATTGATAACGATAATATTACTTTTCAAAGTAGAAATGCTTTTGTAAATAATACTTATTTTATGATAATTATAAGTTATAATGCAGGAAATGAATGGTGGTATAGTGCGAATCATCAGGTTACTGGAGTTAAAATAAGATCATATACTTCAGATTTATCTTTATATATAGATTTTGATCCAGAAACTTTTTATAATATTGGAGATGGTCCGTTTATATATGGTTTTACTGAATATGGATCGGGTCCAGATATTGGAACATTCTATCCGGCAAAACCTTATCCAATTCATCCAAGTTTGTTAGAATATTCGTATGGTCTTTTGTGTAATACTAAATCTAAATATAATACAGTAAGCGGAGAAATTGTTATAAATAGTATACTTGGAGATGAATATTCTGGTTATGATTTTAGTACAAATCCATTAGAAGTTTCTAGGAATATTAGTTTTATTGGAAACAATAATTATATAATTACATTTGATAATTATTTAGAATTTGGTTCAAATATAAATTGTTATAGTGGATCAAACTTAACTAATATATGGACATTGAATGATATAACTATAAATTCATGCTCAATAGATGCTCAAAAATATGTTATTGTCACAGATCCTCCTGGAACCATAATGAGCAAAGAATCGTATAGTATAAAATATATTAAAGATATAAAACTATACAAACCAATATGTATAATAGATGATGTATTGATATGTGAAGAAAGATATATAGTATTTGATCTTGCTGTTATTCCTGTAAAATTTTATCAGGGAGCATCATTTCCATATTCTGAAGTAGATGGAACTGAAAGTTGGGCCTATGTTAGTTCATCTGAATCAAGAATTGTTTCAATAGAATTATCAACTGGAAATATAACAAATAGAAAAACATTAACGTCATACTATGTAGAAAAAAATTATGATATAAGCGTTACTTGGGATGCTTCTAGTGAAATTACTAATTATACTGAGAGAAAGTATCATAGAATATATGATTTAACTGATAAATATCATTCTGGAATAGACGATCAAGTAATATTTCGTGGTCTTGAACATAGTGAGGATGATATAATATATCCAGAAGAATCAAGGACATCAATAACTCAAACAACAGTAAACAACGATCCAGATAAATTAACAGATTGGTATTCTATTGATTTAATAGGTACAAATAATTGGAATTCATCTACAATTTCAACTTCATGCAAAACTCCAATAATAACAGATTCTAAATTAAATCTATTTGACTATGACTATACATCTGAAATAAGTTATATAAATCAATACAATATTTCTACCGGATCATTTATAGGAGCCCTACAGTATAGTTCTCTTGGAGATAAACGTGGGGTGACTTTGAAGTGTATAGGGTTTAACAAGGCAATATGGGATTCAACGTATACTAGAGATGCGTATTATCATCAGGAAGTATAACGATGAAATCTGGAGTACAATTAACTAAAACCGATCATAAAAGTTTCCTTAGTGAAATAGAATTTCAGGATCTATTTACTAGTGATTCTTCTTCAGTAAGTTTTAGTATGTCATATATGTTAGGAGAGGTTGATAGTTATTTTACAGTAATTTCATCTTCTGCTAATATATATACTGGAGAAAAAACTATAAGTGGATCTTCAAATATATATGGACAAGAATGTGTAGATGAAGGTTGGATTTCATGTGATTTTGGAGGCGGAAGCCAACAAATGATTTCTGGATCTATTTTAAATATAGGTTCACTTTCAGAAGGTGGATTTATAGATTCATCAATAGATATAGATATTCCTATTAGTGCTAGTACTACTGGAGATTTTTGGTGTTATTTAAGATTAGAAAATCTTGCAGAAAGAACTGGATATTTTAGTAGAGCATCTAATACATTTTTGGGATATAAGTATGATACTCAAAAATATGGTGATGGCTGTGAATATAAGTAAAAGAAGGTGAACAAATGTTATCATTATTTCCAGGTACATTAGATATATTCTATAATAGAGTGAATAAGATTGATGGTGGAACAGCCGTTACCGATTCTTATGTTATTCCAGCAACAGATTTTATAGTACATTTACATCATAGTGTTTCTACATCTTCAGTTGTTACAATACCAGGTTATATTTCAACGTCAAGTAATCCTCCTACGTTATCTGATAGGTTTTATATAGATTATGAAAACAATGAAATAGTGTTTAATTCATCTAGTGCTAATTCTACTGTAGGAATAACTATTCTTTGTGATGGCGATTACATTGTTGCTGATGACATTAACCAACTTCAGGATGCGATTTCACAAATTCAGTCAACCCTTGGAACGGATCCTCAGTATACATTCGCCACGGTAAAGGCATATCTCTCCTCCATATATGGCTCCTTTGACGCCTCTAGTGGACATAAACACACAGGGACGGCCCAAGACGGTCCCCTTCTCACAATCGACTCAATTTCTGGATTAACAATTAGAAATCGTCATGTAGCAACAGACGCAGGAATAACTACTGGAAAATTAGATTATTACGATCCTAATATTGTATCAACTTCAGGAACCTCAACATTAGAGGACACTCTTGATTGGTTATACACTCAAATAAACGAAGTTTCAACATCTGCAGGTGTCCAGTCAATTAATGTAGATGGAGATGAAATAACTGGTGATCTTACATTTATCGGACTTGGTTCTGTAGGAATAACTCATGTAGGAGATGCAGTATATTTTTCAACTTCTGCTGATGTAACTGGAATAAAAGCAGATGGTTATGATTATATAAATGGAAATATTACCATTATTGGTGCAGGATCATCTAATATATCACAATCTGGAAAGATAATAACAGTATCGACAAGTGCTACTCATCAACATTATTGTGATAGAGTAATCATATCTGCTGCACAGGCAGCATCTGGAATAGTAAGCACTAGTAGCGTATATACTGTTGGGGATGATTCAATGCAAGTTGAATGGCAAAGTTCATTTTGTTGGCTTGGTGATGAATATACCGAAACAAATGATAGATCGATTACATTTGATATAGGCGGTCTAGGTTCTATCTCTGAAGGAGATAAGATAGTATTAAGATGGTGGAAATAACTAAGAAAGGAGGAAACCAAAATGGGAAGAATTGATTTAGGAGCAAGAGGTCTTGCGGGTTCTGTTGGTGGTACTCTGATTGCCGATAACGCCGTAGTTGGTAGCCATATCTCTGCTGACGCCGTTGTTGGTAGTCATATCAGCGCAGGAGTTATTCAGGCTTCGCATCTTGCAGCGGGAGTATCTGGTAAGCCATCCGTGATGGGTATGGCAGGTGGATTATGTAATGGAACTAATAAGGTATTTACTGCAACTGGAACGCTGACTCCTACTGCGTTTGGCGTTCATCCTATGGTTGATGGTATTTTTTGTAACGATAATGTTACTGATGCTACTGATGCAACCGATATGAATCAGGTTTACTTTGCATCTACCGATGCGGTTGTATTTACTCTTGGGGCCGCCCCACCTAGCACTAGTTCTGTATTTACTCTTACTATCCAATAGTTTTGAAAGTTGGAGGGGAGGAGATAACCTCAAATCCCCTCATAATAAAATAAAAGGAGAATAATAAAAATGACATGGATTCTTGATTCTAATAAAAGTAAAAAATTTCCTTCAAACGCAACAGGAAAAGCATATGAACATAGATTTTCTAATGGTATTGTATTTGTAGAACAACAATATTGGAAGAATTATTTTATTAGACATCTTGGATTTAAAGATATAACTCCAATTGGCACTAAAAGATCGGTACATCAAGATCCAAAAACTGCGTTATTTATACATCATGGTGGTGTTGGTGATGTTCTTTTTATGACGCCTGCGATCAAATGGTTTCATAAACAATATCCAAATTGCATGATTACAGTATCTTCTTCTGCTCGTGGAGCAGATGTGTTCATGAATAATACAGATTTAACTCTGTTAAATATAGAAGAAACAAAACAAGTTTACCATAACATTTCTACCGATGAATATGATATGGTATTCTGTTTTGACGGAGAAATAACATTAAATCCATTTGCACAACTTTATAATGTTTATGATATATTCTTAGATTGTGTCGGCGCACCAATTAATGAAATGAGTGACGAAGAGAAAAATCCAACATTATATGTTACAGATAAAGAGATGAAAGTATTTAAGAAGAATCTTAAAAAGATATATAAAATAGATATGAATAAAGAAAAGTTTGTTGTACTTCAGTATGAAACGTCATCTATGTTAAGAAATCTTGAAATACCGAAGATGATTCAATTGGCTAGAGAAATTGTTGAAAAGTATGGATATTATGTTATAATGATTGGAGATAAGTCTATATATAAATATTATCAAGAAAAAAAGTGTAGTTCTTGTGGAAAGATTGTTGATTTAAATGTAGGACCAAGAATACACTACACCATAGTAAGATGCGAGGAATGTGGAAATAAGATTGGATTTGATAGTAAGGTGTTTGATGATATTGATAAGAAGATCATATTTCCAGATCAACTTATTCTTAGAGAAATTATTTTATTTATTAAGAATTGTGAATTTGTTGTTGGTCTAGATAGTTGTTGTGTTCATATTGCAGGAGCATTTGATAAACCTTGTTTAGGTTTATATGGTCCTTTTGATGGTGATCTTAGAATGAGATATTACAAATATGGAAGATGGATTCAAAAAACTGATAAATGTGGTCCATGCATGTTGCACGGACACTCATGTTTAGATACAGGAGGGATCCCAAATTATCCACATTGTATGAAACAATTTAAAATTGATGAAATAATGAAAGAAATACAGAAAACTATTGATTTAGTTCCAATGGATTCAACTCCATTTGTTGAGTTAAAAGATATAGAAGATGAAACATATACTGGATATCGTGAGTATTGTCCTGTATGTGGAGATACTGAATGTGAATTTGTAATGAGGAGAAGTTACATTAAATTCTTGAGATGTAAGAACTGTGAAGCAATATATACAGATATTATTGTAGATGGTTCTAAATACTATGACGATAAATCGTATACTGGATGTTATCTTACAAAAGATTATAGAAAACGTGAATCTGAGTTGGCTGTTGAGTTAAACAATAGATTTAATAAACATTATGGAAATATAGGAAGGTTTCTTGATGTTGGTTGTGGAGCAGGAACTATAGTAGATAAAATGGAAAAGTTAGGATGGATATCAGATGGATTAGAAACCGGAGACAACTATAAACTAACTTATGATAAATTAGAAATAAATGTATATGATAAAACAGTAGAAAACTTTGACAATAAATATAAGTATGATTTAATATTAATGAATCATGTTATTGAACATATACATGATCCTATAAAACTATTCGAGAAACTTGAAGAGTTGTTAACAGAAAATGGAGTAATTTCAATTATAACTCCAGATACAGATAAATGGAATGAAAGAAATAATAATTGGATATACCTAAATGCTTCTTTTGTTGGTGAACATACCATTGTTTATAACAAAAGTAGTTTAGAGCATCTTGCAAATGTATTTGGATATGAAATTATTTATTGTAAACCAGTAATCAAACATCACTCTGGAGATCAACTTTGGATTGATATAAGGAGGAAAAAGTAATGGGAAAACCTGGAAAACAATCTCTTAATCCAGAGATGGCTACTGAAGAAGAAGTCCTTTCTATTGTCACTAATAGTACTGTTAATGGAAGATTGACACTAACTAGTGGTTCTCCTGTTGTTACATCTGCCGATGAATCAGACAAAACTTCTCTATATTTTACACCATATATAGGAGATTTTATATCTTTATATGATGGAACTTTTTGGCATCTTAGGCATTTTACCGAACTGTCAATATCTAATTCTGGATTTACTGCTAATACACCTCATGATATATTTTGTTATGATGATAATGGAACTCCTACGTTAGAAAAACTTGCATGGGCTAGTACTGCTACAAGAGCAACAGCATTAGTTTATCAGGATGGAGTACTATCTAAATCTGGAGCAACAACCAGAAGATATATTGGTACTGTTCATGTTGATGCTGCAAGTAAATTTCAAAACACTAATGCGAAAAGATTTGTGCATAATTACTATAATAAAATATTAGTTATATCATCTCAACAAGATACTACTGCATCATGGACATATAATTCTTCGACTCCAGCAGCAGCAAATGGTGGTAATGCTAATTGGAAACATGAGTTTGTAGTAGGAATTACTGAAAATACACATGATTGTACTGCTTTTGTTCAAACAACAGGGGGTAATCCTGGTCCAACTAGATGGAGTATCGGAGTTGATAGGGCAGATGGGCCAGATGGAACCCAGGAGGATTGTGGAAATAGTTATGTTATAGCACTAACATCACAACTATTTTGGCTTCCTACAATTGGATATCATTATACAAATGCAGTTCATAGTGTTGATAGTGGTACTGCTACTTTTTATGGAAATCTTCCATCAATGTTTACTAATAGGTCTTGGAGGTAATTAATTATGAAATGGTCATTCAAAATAATGCACAAAAGTAGATTAGATTTACTTATAAAAGCAGTTAAGAGTTATAATGTTCATGAGGTTTATGACAAACTGGTTATAACAGATGTGTCTGATAATTTTGATCTTAAAGAACCAGAAAAAATATTTGGATTCAATCCAAAGATTATTAGACCAAAAGTGCATATATCATCTACAGATAACTTTAATCTGTATTATAAAGAGTGTATTGACAATGAAGATGATGTTATGTTTTGGACACACTCTGATATATTCTTTCTTGGCGACGATGTTTTAAAGAAATTTATGGAACGTGTAGAAAAAGCATTTGAGGATCCTAATTGGTGGATCTATTCAGATAGATGGTATGTAATAGCATGGCGTATTAGTGCTATAAAAAAGATTGGACTTGTAGATCCAAACCTCCCAAACTACTTCTCTGATAACGATCAGATATATAGAGCCAAACTTGCTGGATATCATGCAATATATACAGAAAAACTTCCAATTCACCATGAAGGAAGCCAAACTATTGCATCCGATCCAATGAGAAATACTCTTAATATGAATATCTTTGCAGATATATTTCAAAGATATTATATTAAAAAGTGGGGAGGTACACCAGGGCAAGAGAAATTTGTTATTCCGTTTAATAATGATGCTATGAAAAATTATCTTATTACAGAGGAGGGATGGTTATAATGGAACGTAATAGTAGGGATATGATGAATGATTTATACTCTAATGGTAAACCATACAATCAAGAATTTTTATGGGATAGAGTTCGTGGAATAGATATTGATTCTACAGCAAGAAAAATGTGCGTTCCATTTGAAGGAAAACACATACTTGATCTTGGATCTGGTGATGGATGTGGATCTCTTCATTCATATAAAGGATGTAAAAGTATTGTTTGTACTGATATTTCTGAAGTTGCTATGTCAATTGCTAGGAATAAGTTTGAAAAAAAATATCCTGAAGCAGAGTTTATGCAAATGGATGCTTGTAATCTAATTTTTCTAGATAATACATTTGATATAGTTGTTGCTAAAGAAGTATTAGAACATGTTGGGAATCCAGAAAAAATGATATCTGAAGCATTTAGAGTTCTTAAACCTAATGGGATATTTCTTTTGACTTCTCCAAATAGAAATAGTCTTCATCTTATTATGAATAGGGCTCTTGGATATAGAGATTTTAAATGTTGCCAAGATCATACCAAAGAATTAACCTATGATGAGACTAAAGAGATGTTATTTAATACAGGTTTTTATATAGATTCGGCTAAAGGAATTCATCTTATGCCTTATTGGGGTGTTCCTGGATTAGATGGTGCTAGACATCTTACTGATAATGATGAGGAAGTTATAAATCTTCTCAGGACATTAGGAGGATTAGTTGGTCCTAAGTATGCATTTTGTTATGTTATAAAATCAGTTAAACCAGATCCTAGTTCTGATTTAATAGATGAGAGAAGATAGTTTTAGGTTGTAAATAATATAGTGGCAGGGTTAATAAATAGCAAAGGAGGTGAGATGAATGGCAGGAAAAAAATCTTCTAGTAAAAAGAAAAAGGCTTCTACTAAACTTAATTGTCCGGCGAAGCCATTTATGAAACAACTCGAAGTACGATAAAGGAGGATTGAAATGAGAGAAATTGCACTTGAAAAGACTACTGAATATATCCAGGTAGTGATGTCTGGGGCTCCAGCTACTACTCAGCCAGATTGTACTGTTGTGTATGAAGAAAAATCTGGTAAGGTTGAGTCTACTGCGCTTAGAGAGGAGAAGAGCAAAACGTATCAGTTGGCAGGAGCTACTCCTGTTACTATTGTACCTGCCCCTACTAATGCAAAAATTACGATTGTAGTTAAAAACATTCTTATCGAAAATCGTGATACTGCTAATGTTAGATTCTATGTTAAGATCGTTGATGCTGGTGGAACGAGAGTTCTTTATGACGTAACTCTTCGTCCTAATTATACTTGGGATCTAGATGGAGTTAAGAATGATTCTGGAACCATTCTTATTACTCATGAGTTAGATGAGGATGTCACTACTGCAGATATTCCTGATTCTACTAATAGAAGATATATTACAGATGCACAAAGAACCGTCGTTAGTAATACTTCTGGTACTAATACTGGAGATCAGGTTGTTCCTGTAAGTACTTCTGCAACTTCTAATCAGTTCTTTACTGAGTATAATGCAGTTACTGGTGCATTTACCAAAGCTAGACCAACTTGGGCTAATGTTGATAAGGCAACTAGTAGTATCGCAGATATTACTACCAAATCACACACAGCATTAACTGATATCGGTACTAATACCCATGCACAGATTGATACTGCTTTGACTAGATTAATTTCTACTTCAGGTACCAATACTGGTGATCAGGTAACTCCTGTAAGTACGTCATCTACTTCCAATCAATTTTTTAGTTCCTACGATGCTGTTGCTGGTACTTTTGGTAAAGCGCAACCTTCGCATACTGGAATTACTGATATTGGTACTAATACTCACGCACAGATTGATACTGCTCTTACGAGATTGGTATCGACTTCTGGTACTAATACTGGAGATCAGGTTACTCCGATAAGCACTTCTAGTACTAGCAATCAGTTCTTCAGTTCCTATGATGCTGTTGCTGGAACTTTCGGTAAGACTCGCCCTATTTGGGCAGATGTAGACAAGGGAACTAGTGATATTGCAGATATCACTACCAAATCTCATACCTCACTTACTGATATTGGCACCAACACTCATGCACAGATTGATACTGCTCTCAATGGATTGGTTTCTACCTCTGGCGTTAACACCGGAGATCAGGATCTTACTACTCTTATCGCAAAGTCTATTGGAACCGCAAAGGGCTGTATTATTGGATTCTCTGCCTCTGGAGTTCCTGGTATCCTCGATCCTGGATCTGAGGGCCAGTTCTTGATCGTTAGCGGATCCACGGCACTTGGTATTGGTTGGGCAACCCACTCGTAAATAAAATATACAGAAAGGTGGGGATATCGGATTGTTAGGATTCATAACAGTAACAAAAGAAGCGATAGAAAATTTCTTGAATAATGGAGTACCAGGAGTTCTTGCATTTGTTGTACTAATCCTAGTAATCCTAGTGTTCAGAATGATTCTTAGAAGGGATCAATTAACAGATAGAGTTATTTTGTTGGCAGAAAAACAAGCAGAAGCATCAACAAAAACTCAGGCAACCATGGAATGTCAATGTAGATTAATGGAGAAACATAATGAACTAACAGATAAACTTGTCGGTGTGATAAGTAAATGTAAAGACATCTTAGATCCCGATTAAGGAGGATTTTTGCCAATGAAGAAAAGAGACAAGATTGCTATGGCACATATCGCCGTAGATAAGGCCATAGAAGTTACAGATCAGATGATAAAATCTCCAAATGGTGCGTATGAAGAATGTTCAGTAAAACTGATCAAATCTATAGATATAGCAGTAAATGTAATATCAGGGGTACTTAGTAAATAATATAAACCTGGGAGCAAAACAAAAGAGGTTCAGGAGATAATCAAATGTCCCTGAACCTCTTGACTTTCTTTTACCTTCCTGTTATAATGGCTTTACCGAAGAGAAAGACCGGACAAGACCTCCAGCCTCCCTCCTTCGAGAAGGTTCCAAAACCTTATCAACAAAATTGCTACAGATTCCCTAAGTCTAGGGATACATGAAATTGTTGATAAACATTGGTCGTAAAACACTCAAATTGAATTTTTCTTGTTTATTAGGAAACTTCTTTTGAGTGTTTTGCTATTTCTATTGTTATTCCAAAATAATCTTCTTTAGTTTAAGATAAGAATCCATATAAAGTTTTTGTTGAAAATCTTTATATTCTCTGATTGAATTCATTACTTTATCTATAGAATTTATTTTAAGTCGTAATGCAATTTGATTTATATTTACATCTGAAACATCAATTAATAATGAATTAACTCCTATTTCAGATTGTAGCCTTTGGTGTTTTGTAGTAATGAAATTCAGACAATAATATTTTCCTATCATAACAAATGGAATATCATATATCATAGCCATTATTGCTCCATGATATCTTCCTGTAACTATATATTCACATTTTTTAAGTTCTGTTGAAACTTCTTCTCTGTTCATACCATCATATATTATTGATTTACATGATAAATTGCATTTATATTGAATATAATGTTCTAATTTAAGATCATCGTTTGACATTACAAATAGTGTAATGTTATATCCAATATTCTGAAGTTCTTTTACACAATTTATCATTTCATTAATATATTTTTCTTTTACAGAATCTTTAATTCTATTTATCATTGAATCGTTTTCACTATTTTCATATCCATGTAATATTAATCCAACAGTTTTACCTATTGACTCAGTATTTTTATTTTCAAAATGTTCAAATATAAATCCTGGATCCGATCCCAATTCGCATTGTTTTCCAGAAGATTCAACTATATTTTTAGATGTTGTATCTCTAACACTTATAAAACATGTAGAATCGAGCATCTTTTTGAATAGTTCAAATCCTTTCATTGTTATAATACCCTGTATTCCTATGTTGAAAATAATTTTTTTCTCTCCAAGATTTAGTAGTTCTATATAATTATTTAGGTTCTCGATTGGATCATCATATAGTGTTCCTCCGCCGCCTAAAATAGAGAAATCTATTTTTTCATTTCCAAATGGATTTTTCATACCAGGAGACATCCATTTAATATTTATACCTGAAGAGTCTAGTGATTTGAGTATCATATCTCTTACAAGATCATCGCCAAAATTGTTATAACCATAGGCTCCCGCTAATAGTACGTTTTTCATTTCTACTCCTTTTTATCTAGCGTATTTTGCTCCACAGAAATTACAAATATATTCCATCTTATCAATTGTTGTATCATTGTTAGATATTAATGCCCCACAATCAGAGCAATAGAAACATGATCTTGAATCAATATGATCATTATTTTTTAGAAGTAATAAGTTTTCTCTTTTCTCGATTGATTTAAATATACTTTCTAAAGAATTTACTCCATAAATAGTCAATTCTACCTTGACCATGTGTGTTGGAACTAATGCTGTAAAATCCATGGCACAATGATTTAACTCTGTTAAATTTGGGGTAGTGTCGATAATGCGTTCTATTTTACATTCGAAAAAAGACATTATTTTTCTCTCCTTTTCCATGAATGTTGTGTATCACAAAATTGACATTTATTCTCATATTTTTCTAAATATGCTCCACAAGAAATACATCTAAATGTTTCTGGTTTGGTTTTAATAATATTACTTTTTTCTGGATCTTTACATATAAATATTAATCCTCCACTATTTAGTATATCATTAATAATATTAAACTGATTGAAAGAATTTTGAGATAGAACTATTTCCATTTTACATGTGTTATAACATGGTCCAATTTCTCTACTAACTGTTAATATATGACCTTTTATATATGACATTTCATATCATACCATCCTTTCCAAAATTTGGTAATCCATCATTATCTAAACATGACCACAAATGAAAACAATTTGGATGTATATTTATATGCTCATCTAACTTAGCAAATATCTGTATTGCTTTTCTATTTTCTCCTATAAATTCTTTTTTAACGAAACATAATTCATCATATGTTGGTATTTGTCTTTTCTTTGATGCCGAAACATGAATCCATCTTTTTCCATCTTCATGAACAGAAACAGAGAAACATACTCCTAGTCCATTTATTTGATGTTTAAACATTTTTAATCCATATAATTCACTATGCTTATCTGGGCTAACATCTCCCCAATTTGGAGATAATTTTGGTAGATGCATGTCTGTTAAAATGAAATCTTCTTTCCATTTTTCTTCTGTTACTGTAGGAATTTTTTTAAATAATTCTTCCATAACTAAATAATCCTCCTAATATCATATACATTTTCTGTACAATCAAGTATTACTCCGCAATCAATACATATTTTGTTTTCTATATCCTGCACACATTTGCACCATATGCACATTCTACGATATTGTAAATATATACTAGATGTGCTTATGCTAAATGGATTTATCATTCTTGATGTTATATTTAAATTAGATGATGCAGATATTAATAAGTTTTGTACATGTTGTAGTACTTGTCTATTTATTTTATTAGTATTGATATTAATCATCTAAAACTCCTAAGATAACATTTCCTGCATAATTTTGTTGTTAGATATGGAACCTTCCCAGAATTATAATATCTAATTTTTCCACATTTGGGACATGTTATTGGAATTTTATCGCATGGAGAATTTCTGGTATTTTTTCTTTTTCGTTTATTTCCAGAAATTACAGATAATTCTTTACAATTAATTGTTCTCAAGTTTTTCTTTTCTTTCTGTATACATTTTATGAGTTTCTATAAATTCGCCTGACTCAATACTTTTATTTACTTGATTCATAAAGTCTATAACAGCCTCTTTATTTTTCATTCCACATTTTAATTTTGGTTCAACTATATTATTCCAATATAGCCACCAATAAGGTGCTATGTACCAAGAATACTTATCTGCTTTATATAATTCACTTATACTATATCCAGAGTGTGTATTATGTCCTGCGATTAATAAATATCCATCTAAACCAAATAAATAACTTGCTATATTCGCTCCAAGAATCCAATGTTTATTTTTAGATTCTATATTATCTAAATAATTAAGTCCAATGTGTCCAATGTCATGAAGAAATATACATATTATTTGCCATGGTTTAGGCCATTTTTTATAAAGTATAATCCAAGATTTTAGAACGAGTATCGAATGTATTACTGAATGACATCCGATCAATATACTTACTAATCCTTGCATTATTCCTCCACTTCAGAAGATTCGCAAACATATATCTCCATATCATCAAATTTTGTCATTCCAATTACTATTTCATCTAGATAACATTCATTAAATTTCTCACAATTAAATCTATAATTATGATTACTACAATTTACTTTAGACATAATTGTTATTTGCTTTCTGTATAAATAATTGTTTTTATTTTACCTATTTCATTCATTATATCATACTTATTAAGTTCGTCGGTCGCCCACTCAATGTCAGATAGCATATCAAATACTTTATTTACTAATAGGCATAGTTTATTATTATCATTCACCATTCCTTCAATCATATTAGTGATACTTTCCATTTCACAAGATGGACATAATGACATATCTCTATCATAGTGAAATAATACCGTAAATTCTTTACTACACCTAGTACATTGATATGTTTCAAGTATTTTGCTCATATATACCTCCTAATATATAGTTTCAAATGTCTGATTTCCCCATACATCCCATCCTAGATATTGACCTCGTGCAAAAAGTTCTATTCTTGGTAAATCTCCAACTAATTGAACAATCTTATCTCTAACTTCATCTGGCTTTCTGCTATGATCTCTAATATGAGTTATAATGTCTGAAGGAAATTCTTTGTCTATGATTTGTGATATTGAATTATTAATTACTTGTATTTTTCCTTTTCTATACAAATAACAATCTTCTGTATTAGATTTACAATAGTAACCGTTTCCAAACCTATACTTTTCGTTTCTAGCGTTCATTTTTATCCAACAGAAGGCTTTAGTTACATACTCAAACCCCCACAGATCAGGAATCCATATTTGATTTATCAGTTGTGGTGGTGTTGTCCACATAAAAAGTAGACAATTTTCATCCGCTATTGTTTGAATTGGAAGTCGTTTAATTTCATGCAATTCCATTCCAGGATATATATGCATACCTGAACCAAATCTTGTGTTCGGATTGTTTCTTAAATTATATTTCCAAGGTGGGTCGATATAGATAATGTTGTATTTTTTGTCTGGAAATTTTATCATATTACTCATTTTAATCTCTACTTTCCTATATTAATAATAGTTTTCGCTTGTCTATAATTTATAGTTTTCTCTGCAGGCAAGTTCATTGATTTGTCATTTAATGATTTTACTATAATTATAGCAATATCTATCATATCAAACTCATATTCTGGTTCAGATATTATAGTTAAGATTGGTTTTGATCTATCTTTATATTTATTAAAGTAGTTTGGAACTACATACATAAATATCTTTATTATGAACTTATCTTCTAATTTAGTAAATGAATATCCGTATTTTCCGTTCATTTTTTCTCCTTTAGACTACTTTTGAATCGCCCATCCATCGTTTTCCAGAATCTGCAGCCGAAATCCTTATAGGTATATACGTTTCTCTCGTAACATATTTCATGATGATCCTCGTCAGTCCCATAATTCCCGCAATTCCCACACCTCCTCTTCTTGTAGGCGGCTAGTTTGGCCCGTAATCGCTCAATTTCTTGCAACATTACGGCCTGTGACTGCATCACAACGATAGGTGGTTCGCTCAATGTTTTTTGCAGATTATCCCGCTCCTCCGTCAGCGCCTGCACCTGCGCTTTGAGGTCGGAGAGCTGCTTCTGTAAGCAGCAGCAGGTTGGCTCTATTCTCTCGTTACATACCTGCGATTCTTCATTCATTTTGGTGCCTCCCATTTTTTTATCACATATCGGATGGTCGTCTTTTCCTTCAACCTTGCGACTAATCCATCCAGATTATGCCTGTACTACGCACGAAGCTACTACGCTCGAAGCTACTGCGCTTGAAGCTACTATCCTCGAAGCGGCTATCCTCGAAGCTACTGCGCTTGAAGCTACTATCCTCGAAGCGGCTGCGCACGAAACTGCTGCGCACGAAACTGCTGCGCTCGAAACTGCTGCGCTCGAAACTGCTGCGCTCGAAGCGGCTATCCTCGAAACTGCTGCGCACGAAGCGGCTGTACGAAAGATTCCGATCAATCAGATCGAATTTTATAAGGACGTTTCGCAACAAAAGCCGTTTCCCCTGTGACTTGTCCTCCAGCCATTTGAGATGTTCCGTATAAAGCACCTCAAATTCTTCGATGGTCATTTCCGTCAGTTTTTCCATTTTTCTATGCCTCCTTCAGCATTGCGGCTATCGTTCGAATTTCCTGATGCGAATACAGCATCCTGTCGTACCCTAGAATAGCCATCTCCATCTTCTCAATCGCCTTCCGCCACACCGCCGCATCGTGCTCGGTGAGTGATTCGAGGTGCAGGCACTTGTCGTATCCGGCGCAAATCTCCTCCTCGGCTAACAGGTCGTATGTGCAGCTCCCAAGTTCATTGTAGGGACATGGTTCATGCTCATTGATTATCGCTATCTTCGGCATCGGGTACCTCCGGCTTATGATTTTCATGAATAAATGATAATTCGGAAAGTATTTCAGATATATCTTCACACATTGATTCTTTGTCTATAAATTTTTTAAGTATCCTAATAACCGCAGTAACTACAGAAGAGTCATCAGAATTATACTCTTTTGGAAAATTCTTAGCCACGAAAGATTCAAGTTTATTGAGTTGATCTTTATAATATGAATTTTGTAATGTTTCAATGGGCACTCTAGCAACTATCATATTAGACATCCTTTCGTATGTTAATTATAAATTACTTCAGCAGGAATCCAATTAATCCCTAGTTTGTTTATTTCATCTAAAGCTGCCTTCCAATCATTCCATCCTTTTTCTTCTGTTGATTTTCTAGGTAAACCAACATTACAACCTGCAGATCCTGGAGAAACTACATTATTTTCATCGTAATGATCTCCTATTTCGGATCTTTTTTGTTTCTTATTATATTTGTTTATAATTGGATCTGGCTTAATAGGATAGAATCTTGATCCACAAGCTGATACGTTTCCTGGTTTATACCAAAATGTTGCATATTGATAAGAACCAACAATTTCACTAGATGGAGGCATTGGAGATTTTCCTATAGTCCAATAGTGGTTTTTATATTGATGTCTGGTTACTCCACTTGAAGCTCTTATTCTAAGCGATTCTACATCATTACAATATAATATTAAATAGCCCTCTACTAAATGATCTACTGGATTTTCTGGAAGGGGCATTTTAAATTCTATTCTATATTTATCTTGTTTAGTAAATACTTTTTTGACAGTGTTTACAACACTGGATACTATTTTTTGAATTACATTTCTAGGTTTATCTATATATAATTTATTGTTTTTATCATCATAAGTAAATGGTAGATTAAGTTTCTTTGCCACATCACCTAATAGATCAATAGCAAATTCCTTATGTTCATCATCTACCAAAATAACATTTTTCCAATCATTTGCTGGTGTTACAAGTTTCATTGTTTTTCTCCTTTTATTTTAGAATTCCAAACCAATTATCATCGAGAATTGTATGTAGTTTTCCATAACTATCTTTGTCATCTTCCCATACATGGAAGTCACTATTTTGAAATAATTGTAATCCAGAATCTTTTACATATCCATAACCACCGGATCTTCCATTAATTATTTCCACTCCGTCAAGTAAGTGTTTTACTCTTTCAAATGTTTTTTGTGTATCAGGATGTGCAAGAACTGCTTTTCCACCAATCCCATGAATATAGTCTATGTACCATTCTATAGGTTTGTATTTTTCCGTATAAAATCTGGCATCACCTATATTAAGTGCAAGAAGATGATCATCGAATTCACACCAACACTCTGCAAATCTAACTACTTTTATTTTAAATTCAAATTCTATCAATTGTTTTAATTGCATAGGACATATCCATTCATGACATCCTAATGCAATATGAGTAAATCCAGATTCAACTGCTTTTTTAGCTAAAAATCTAGCATTTTGCACCCTATCTCCTCCGCCATTGATATGTGTATGGAAATCTCCAATAATCAAAGTTTTTCTCCTTTACCAAATTGTATTTTAATTTCATCATTTCTCATCCCATCCACTTTCCAGAATCTGCAGCCGAAATCCTTTTATATTAATTTCTCCTTTATCTCTAAATTAATATCAACCTCAACCAATTTGAATATTCTAAATTTATCTCCATTTTCAGAAAATGCAATCCTCATTGATTCAATTGCTTTTTGCAGATTATTATAACATGATTTGATATTATCAATTCCACCATATATCACATAATCACCTGGTTTTACATTATTAGTTATTGATGTAATTTTACTTGCTATATAATACATTTTTATGTCTCCTCCATCATTATTAATTGTTTAATAATAAAAATATGTTTTTAGCATACTATTCTCTCAATCTATATTCAATATCATCAAACACGACTGGAATTTTTTTTAAGAATTTTTCTAATATCATTTTTGCCAGTACTTGCATATCTGGGTCGGCGTCTTTGGCACATCTTACATTAAAGAAGTGTCTCCATTGACGTAAATTTTGTGTTATAATAATCTCTGTTTTGGTGCAGTTAGGAAGTATTTTTCTGGCTTTTTGTGGAGAAACTCCGTTGTCAAGATATTCAATATATATTTCTTCTGCTAGAGAAATAAGTAATAACCATCTATTTCTTTCTCTAGTATCTTCTTCAAAACCTGAATCAATTACAATTATACCATCTTTATATTTACAAAATCTTTGACTTTCCTGTGTATATGAAGCGATTCTATGCCTTACCAATTGATGAGATATTGCTCTATCAGTTATACATTTTACTGAAATTGATACATGTTCTAGTACTGATTCATGTTTACGTTTTATTATATTTTTTATGAATGTTGTAGAAGATCCTTCTGTTATCTTATCTTCACTTTTATATGCAGTTCTTCCACATAGTTCTAGTTTTTGGAGAATCTCTAAACCATCGAGTTCATCCAAGATTTCTACTGATTGTTCAACTATTTTCATCTATAACCTCCTGATTGTATATTTCATCTTGAGAATCTATTTTATATGTTGATTTTCTGTTATTATAAAATTCATCGGCTTCTTTTAAATTGTCAAACATGATGTATTCATCACCTCTATAGGCTTCTCCATATTCTACTATAAATATATTATGGCTTGCTATATATATTAGATTGATATAATATAAAGTATTAGAATTTGATTTAATTAATATATTTTCTAATTCACTCATTTATATCATCCTTTACTATTATCATTATTGTTCTCTTTTGCTTTCATAAACATCTCAAACAATCTCTCTATTAGTCCTTTTTTATCTGGACAAGAAGGACACCGTTTTATGGTTTTTTTAGGTCAAATCTTGTTATAAACATAAATCCACAAGTATCACATACTAATTTTGATGCTTCAAATCTTTCTAAAATTTTATCTCTATCAACATCTCTTGAAGTATATGTTCCTATATCATAATATGAAAATGACATGTAACTAATTACTCCTTTTTAGAATTATCTACTTGATTCATTAACTTATATCCAAGTAATCCATATCCGGCTATATCTCTATATGGACTCTCTCCCATTAAGTCAAAATTTGGATTGCTTGATATTCTAGAAAGTTTATCTATAATTCTAACTAACATAGCAAGATGAATAAGTAAGGACTCTGGAATATGATATAGACCATCTTCTTTCTTCCAATGTCTGCATAGTTGCTTTAGAATCTCACCACATCCGGTAATTGAATCTCCATAAGCCTCTTGTTTCTTGTCAACAAGTTCTCCAAGTTCTTGTGCAATTTCTTTAAACATTTTTGTTCTCCTTTGTTTTATCTTCATTTATCAGCTTTGTTGCAAAATATTTATCAAATCCAGTTATTCGATTATATGCACATCCCTCCACCCATTTTCCATCTACATATGCAGAATAACATTCTGTCGGTCGTTTATCAGGTTCACACCACCAGTAGTTAGATACAGTAGAATTAGTTGCTCTTCCACATCCTTTACATATTGCTGATGGCATTATCATTTATCTCCTTTATTAGAATTAACTTACGATCAACTATTTCTGATTCAAACAATATACTTTCTTTGTTGTTGTTTTCAAATAATTTTTTAAGATTATATGTTGGTTTAATTGGAATTATTATATTGTTTAATCCATTATATATAGGATTTATATTATTAAATTTAATATAAATGATATTTTTAAGTTTATCAAATATTATTTCTGTTATCATTTTAAATTTACAGGCCTTATAATTAATTAATTTATTTTCATCTATAGTCTCATATTGTTCTTCTTTATTTATAGATTTTTCTACTTCAAATCCATTTGGATATCTTTTCTTTAGTTTATATATATTTATTTTTGCTACATCTTCAAGTGGAACATCTAAAGCATTAGATGCTAAAGAAACGTATAATTTTATCTTCAAAAGATTCTAATTTGCCTGCAGTTCGTAATGCTAATTTTTGATATTCATTAAAAAGCATTATATTAATTCTCCTTTTGTTTAATATCTCTAACTTTATTTATTATACATAGTATTGAACAATATGGTTCTTTATATTCTCCTATATATAAATATTTTCCATCCTGTATTTCATTCATACAAGTATTACATAATTTCTTCTTTGTAGAATCCATATAAGTTTCTTGCTTGTTTATGAATATCCCTGAGTTTATCATCAATGATTTTATTGATTTCATGTCTATGAATTTCATGTTCTTTACATAGTGGTAGTACATCATTTTCTGTGAGTTTTCTCCCGCAAATTATACAAAATTTATCAGGTATCTTATCCATTAAGTAAATTCCTCTCGCTCTAAAAACATAATTTCATTTAATGAATCTAATACTTCTTGATTTATATTATTCTCGCATCCAATATTTCCACAATCTGAACAAGTTCCACGACCTTCAACAATCCAGTAGCAACTATCTTTTACTTTTTTGTTCATTATCTTTTCTCCTAATTATTATTTCTACTGGTATGAATATCATTAAAAATAAGAGTACAATGCTTATATATATTTCTATCATGTTAACCTTTCCAATTCTATATGCCATCCTGCTTTATGCCTGCAGATAAACTTACTTGTTGATTTTGGCGATGTAAAAATCACTTTTAGTTTATTCCACGTTGGCACAGGACTTACCACTATTCTCAGCCTCTTATGGAGATGGCACATAGAATTTATCATCTACTTAACAATGATGTTCAGTGTTTCGACGAGCGAATTAATAAACTTCTCGGTCTTCTCAGGATCTAGTGCAAACTTATCCTTAATTTCTGGATAATGCTCAAGAATCTCAAGAAGTTCATTCTTCGCAGCCTGGAGTTTTTCCTTCCCATCGATAACGTCATCGTGATTTGCATCGATTTTAGTTACGATTGAATACGAATCAAGAAGAAAAGGCATTGCCCTTGCATAGTCAAATCCCTTGAGTTTGGGAAGGAACGGAATCATCATCTTAAAGAAATCCATAATTACACCTCCTTTCTTATTCAGCGTTAGGCCACCGAGCATCTAAATCTACTTTATCTTTCAATGCTATTTCAAAAAGAAATTCTATTTTTATTAATAATTCTTCTAAATAAACATTTCCATTAATTCCAAGATGAAACATATTCAGAGTTTTTACTTCTTTTAACTCCCTGAGTCCAACAATCTTACCCATTTTTATTTTCCTCCGTTCTAACTAGTTTTACTAATCTAGATGTTCTATTTATAAGTTTTACTATACATATGTTAATTAGAGCAAGAGATTCTAATATCTCTACCAAACATTTATGTATATTATGATCTGTTGTTGTATTTGTTTTTATTTTTGATCTTTCTATTCTTATAAAATCTACATGTTTTATTGTATTAGAAATTATTGAAGATAATTTTGTAGACGTTTTGAATAGTTTTTCTACAAATTTACTAGTCTCCACAGAGATCCCCCATTATATCTTGATCAGATTCGTAAATATCATCTAATACATCGTATAATTCGCTATCATCTATTGTCTCATCTTCTAGCTTTTTCTCTACGAATATATTATTAGATATATATCCAGAATTTGCAAGTTTTTTAGCCTCATCTAACATAACCTTTGCTATAATATCTATAGCATTTGGTTTTCTTGCTTTAATTGGAACTACTAGTTTTCTTTTTATATATCTATCCTCATCAAATGTATCAATTATAGAATCTATTAACTCAGATAATGTTATTCCCTTCTTTTGTGAGAATAGCCATAACCTTTTATAGTTACTTCTTTTTATAGATACTGTTATAGATTTAAAATCTGCAACGGAGACATTTCCAACCATAAACTCATCTCTATCATCTAGTTTTATTCCATTTCTAAGTTCAGTTATTTTTCTATCTGCAGCCATTAATGCTATATGGTTTAACATTCTATCATCTAGTTCCATTTTATCTATATCCTCCTAAGTGGTTTTATTATTTTTGATATTAGTACTACTGTTGCAGTATTTTGATCTTCTTTTATTACTTTTGCTATTACTCCTACGGTAAATTTTGTTTTTTCACATGATTTACATATTACAGATTGTCCCATCAAGTTATCATTGATAACATCCTTATTATTTACAAAATGTCCACATGTTAGCATTATTTGATTTACTTGTGGAGATATATTATCATATATTTCTTCTTTCTTTTTAGCCATTATTTTCTACCTTCTTTTTTAACTATTTTTATGCAGTTTTTACAAGTTAAATTTTTATCTGTATATGCATATTCTCCAATATGAAGTCTTAATCCACACGACGTAACTAATGTTGCATATCCCTTGAAATATTTATCATGTATTTTCTTTGTGGAGGCGACTATAACTTTCGATTCATCTATCATTATTTTATCCTCCTAACCCGCTGTAGGTTTTTCTGTATCATTTTCATGCCTAAGCTTGTCTATATAATCTATTCTAACAAAATTTACAGACCCATCATCATCTTTATTTACTACTCTCTTGATTCCACCTCTATCCTGCTTCTCTATTAACATATTAAACCTGCTTGCTGCCATAATTGCATCTTTAGACATTTCATAAAAATCGCTTGCAAGATATCCTCTTCTTCCGATAAGTTCACCCAATGCAGGAGATTTTGCTACTTCAGAAGCAACAACACTTCTATTATCGAGATCAAGTGTGAATTTCCATTTAAGTTCCTCTCCCTCTCCTTCTACAGAAGGAATGATTGTTACGTCTTCAGTATATTTTCCCATTTTGTCCTCCTTTATTTTACTCTCATTGGGGTGAATATCAAAATTACTTCTCTATTATCTTTTCCAGATATTTCCCAACCATATATACTCTCTCCATTTAGTACTTGTGCTTGTGATTGTATTTTTAGTTCAATAAATGGATCATTTATAACAGAAATACTATCCATAAGAGCAGAAGCATTAAACATGAAGAATGAATTTTCGCCATTATTTTGTGTTGCTGTCATCTCAGAATCAAACATGCTGTCTATTGAATCATGTTTAGAGGTTACTCTGATTATAATGTCTTCTTGTTTTATAAACATAAATACAAACTGTCCTGCTTCAATGTCTTCTACTAGAGAGGCTTTTTTAAGAAGTTCGGAGAATGTTGCTTTCTCTACAGTTAGTAAACAGTCACGGTTCTTATTTAATATATTATATATATTGGGTAGTCTTAGAGACAGTTTGCGAAGATATATCACAGAATCAGAAAACCTAAAAGAAACTATTCCAATATTTTTGTCGATTGAAATTACTATCTTAGTATTATCGTCCTGACGTTGTATTTTTAGTCTAACAACCTGCTTAATATAACGAAATTCTCTAGAATCGAAGCAAATTGTATTCTCATTTGAATTACCTGTATCTATGTCTGGAGATATTATAAATGATCTCATTCCAGAAATATTGAATACATTTAATCCACTATTCTTGAACTCAAGAAATACTCCAAACTGTTTAACATTATCAGACTTTTTTGAGTCATTAGCAACATCAACAATTGCTGAAACTATTTTATATAGTTCTTTTACATCTATGCTATATTGCTCAATATTTGTCTTGTTCATTATTGGAGCGGGGAACACATCGGTAGGCATGGTCTGAAACTTGAACTTAGATTTTGCCTCTTTGTCGTTCACAATTAGAGATTGGCCTTTGCTCTTTATATATATATTATTAGAATTGGAAGAATAAATTGCATTTGCGAATTTACATCCGTCAACTAAGAAGTCAAATTTATCATCGTTTGGTTCTGATTCTACTTTCAACATTACATTACAGAATATACTTCCATTTGTTGATACAAATAAAGCAACTTTCTTATCTGGAAGATAAGATATTCTTATATTGCTAAGATGATGTGATATTCCAGCCTTTGAAAATAAGGGCTCGAAGTTTTTACAAATGTTTTTTAAATCTATGCAATCTATTATCATTATATCTCCTAATTATAACTAGATTTATATTTATCACATACCATTATGACTATTTTTAGAAACTCGAACATTTCAATTTTATCTCTACAATCAAAAACAAAATATTCTTTTCCTTTGATTGTTATATGTCCTTTTTCTATTCTATTATTCATGTGTTTTATAAGGTCCTCTCTTTGGTTTAATTTCGTGTGAGTATATTGGTTTTCCGTGTTTTCTCCATTTTCTCCATCTTTTAGATATTTTTGGCTTAATAATTCTTTCATTACTAATATCTATTTTATCTAATCTTCTCTTAACAAATTTTAGTGGATATACTATAAATAATAATCTTATGAGTTTTCTTATACAAGTTCCTAATCCGCATTTCATTAGATTTGCTATATTTCCAAGTTTATTATGATAGTCTTCTGATAATATTATATGTAAACTTTTATATCCAACTCTCTTTTCAGATAGTTCGTACAACTCTTTTTCAATAACCTCATATCCTTTACTATAAAAAATATCTACTGCTATTTCTACTACAAATTTAGCACATCTACCTGGAGATAATTCTAAAGATTTTGAAAATAAATTTATTTTAATAAAGTCTATCATATCTATGTGAGTATGGACATCATAAACAGTATTTCCATTTTTATCTGTTTTTATTATTGACATTTGAATATACTTCCTAATTCTTTTTTTGCTATGTTAAGAGTATACAATGCTACATTTACCGAATCCGCTATATGTTCGTTTTCTGTATCTAATTTATCAAACCACGGAAAGTTTTTATTCTTTTCTTTGTAGTACCTATTTGTATTTTCTATAACTTTCTTCTTTCTATCTTTATCTGAATTTGCAATTTTTCCAGTCATGGCTCTTGCTTGATTTGGAGTCATGTCTACACAGATTCGTTCTCTTTCCTGACATGCTAATCTTATCGATCCTTTAACTTCTGAAAGCATGATTAGAGCTTTTGGATTTCTTCCAAATGGACACTCCACTCCTACTACTGTAGGATTAAATCTATCTATAAGATTTAAGCATTTTTCAAAAATATTATGAAGTATTGGTTCTTCGTAACAATGCATATTATAATAGATTAGTTTTTCATTTTCATCTATTACTGAAAATGCTATTTGATTCCATCCAATATCAAATCCCATAAAATTCATTGTTCACTTGCTCCACAATTAGGACATTTATAATAATTGTTTGGTTTGTAATATGTTTTGCAGTATTTACACTTAACCGATTTTCCAGTACTAGTCAACCTGAAGGATTTAGTATTTATATCTTTATCAATATAACTATAACTATAGATTCTACCATCATCTACAGGAGGATCTCCAGTATTTGCACCTGAATCATACACCATAATATTGTTCCTCTCTAATTCTGCCTTTATGAAAATAAAAGTATCTTTGATATTTATATTTCACCAGTTCCTATACACTTTTTGCAAAAATATTCGCATCCTACATGTTTACAATTCTTTTGCGGACAATCTCCATTCTGGTATCCATCAAATGTACATCCATTTCCTTTACAATGAACACAAGTTTCTAGTTTGTTTCCTTTACTATCACTAGACATGACTTCCTCCTCTTTATAATATATTTTATACAAGGATATATTTTTATGCGAACATATCATCAAGCAAGGATTCTGCCGAATTTCCTACGTTGGTTGGTTTACCTAATCTTTTGCAGGCTTGTTTGAAATAATCGGATTTTATTTCAGATGCAATAATACTTCTTCCTGTTACTTCACAGGCCCTAAGACATGATCCAGATCCTGCAAATGGATCCCAAATGACATCTCCAGGATTTGTATTTGATAATATAGGTCTAGAAAAACATTCTATCGGTTTTTCGTTTGGATGTTCTGTTTCCTTTTTAAATGCATTTCCTATTGTCCATACATTTTGCATAATATCGTGTCCTTGCCAATTCCATACTAAAGGTTTTTTGAAATCTTTAGTCATATATACACATGCTTCATATGCCGATAACCATTCTGATTTAAATTGAGAAAATCCTGGATTTGTTTTTTCCCATATAATTACATTATGGCTATAAAATCCAGATCCATCTTTATCTGAATCGTCTAGTCTATTTGTTATTGATTCTGCAAGTCTTATGAAATATCCTGCATACTCCCTTCCCATCCAAACGTACATAGATCCTGATTTTTTAAGCAATCTGTATGCATGTTTTAGAAATCTTATAACAAAGTTATCAAATTCTGCCTTATCTTTAAATACATCATATGAAGCCATTATATTTGAACTCAATTTTACTCCATCCTTATGAAGCATCATTCTGCCTTCTTTTGAAGTTTCTCCATATGGTATATCAGTACATACCATATCAATACTCTCATTGGGAATTTTAGGAGCAATATCAAAACTGTCGCAATTAAAGAATTTTACGAATGTTTTGTCTGTTTTATACTTGAATATATTCATCTACTAATATCCTCTATCTTTATATGCTTTAAGTTCTGATGCTAATTCTTTTGCTACTATATCTGCTAAAGCATTTCTAAATCCATCGGACCAAAACAATCTTTTTACTGTTGATTTTATTGCTTCTTGTAATTCTATATTTATCTGTTTTTTAACTTCAGATTTAATAAATTCAACATAATCGAAATTTTTTATTTGTCTTTCCAATTCTATTGATATAGAATTTTCTTGTTTCTCGTCAAATTCTATTAATTTTCCTATTATAGAATTTTTTAGTTGCTCTATTCTTACATCAAATATAATTTTTGCATTATTCATATCTATCAACTCATAACTATTTTATGCCAGACTGAATTTTCTAAATCTTTTGATTTTGATCTGGAAATAGGTCCATATCCTTTTGGTTTCATTATCTTTTGCATTATACCTGTTGGACAAATTATAACTATTCTTTTAGATATCTTCTCAAGATTTTTTACTAGTTCACTAAAATATCCTTTTCCACGGTTATATTTCTCTATATACATGAAATTTATTGTTGTTGTTTTTGTGGAGTTATCCCAAAATAATATACATTCTTGAGCAAATTTATCAGATGTCATTCCTACTTTTTTGGCAAATAATGAATCAACCTCAATTGGTTCATTTGGAGCAGGAATATTATATCTCATTAATTTAGAGTCCTCCAAGTATATTATCTACTTGTTTTGCTGATGCTATATTGTGATATTCTTGATAACATTCTTTTTCTACCTGACAAAAAGGGCATAAAACCTTGTCCTCTTTCTCCACATTCGGAGCGGGAACAACCCCCTTCGTGAATAGCCAGTAATAGGGCTCCAGGGACTTCTCTAGAGCCTTCTCAAGGTCGTTTAGGTCAGAAACCTTAGCCCTGCATATTTTGCTCTCAGAGGGGCTTATATAGCATAGTTCAAGATTTTTGATCCCTATTGCGTTTGGATTTTGTAGGATTAACATCCACCTATACATATTTATCTGAAGTGTATGCTTAGGCCAGGGATATTTATTATACGGAACTTTCTCTGTGAATTTCCAATCTCTGATTAGGTCATGAGATATTCTTATAGAATCACAAGTTCCTGTTATTGTAAATCTAAATACATTTTCTCCCATAGGAGCATAATCTTTTATCATTTCCATTGAAAATTCAGCATCTGAATCAAACTCTTTATTTCTTTCAAGTTCACTATGAATTACTTGTCCAAAATACGGCTTAAAGTTCTTTTGTAAATCCATATAATATTTCTTTGTTGAAAGAAGATAAAATTGTCTAGCACATCCAAATATTGTAGTTACAGATGTTCTAGGAGCAATTCTTAATCTTTCAAACATTGATTTAAGTATTGGATATGAGAAATGACAATATTTATTTTTTCTATTCAATGAACATTCTAAACAATGTTCCAAGGAACAGTTACATCCATCAACACTACATATTATACCAACCAAAGGCATCTTAATTTCTCCTATCTATTTACAACTATGATTTTAGATTTTGGTTTTTGAACAATAGCAGCGAATACAACCTTATAGTTAAAAAATAATATTCCAGGAACCATCAAACATACTGGATATAGTGTGATTGGTTTTTGGGTAGGAGATTAAATTCCTATAAGATATAACAATTTCATATTGACTTGGTGGGCCAAGTTTTCGTTTCCGACAAGACTTAATAAATATGGAAACATAAACATATTATTCAATACCATCCTTTTAATTCAAATATAACTTTGCATAAACACTTTATCATTAGTGATTGGCTTATCTAGTTTTATCAATAAACGCAATTTATGTTTAATTCCATAAAAGATTTGATTGATAAAAATAACATCAAATATTTTTATTCCATAATTAAGCCATACTTCTGGTTTCGGCCATGCTGATGGATTTTTTCTATGTAAATCAAGTAATTCTTGATCTGCAAAAACTAATACCATATTATAAATATATGGAAACATAAACATTTTATTCAGTCTCCCTCATCTTATAAATTATTGGACCACCGCCCTGTTGATTCTCTATTTCAATTGTTCCATCATTTACTAAATTATTTACTATTTTGTCAAGATCGGAAGAAAGCATATGAGCATATCTTATAAGCATTGATCTTGAAATAGAACCATTCTTATTATCAATTAATTCTACAACTTTGAGTCTGTCTTTTTCAAATTTAGAGAACGCCATCTTAGTTTCAATTATTTCTCTAGTTTGAGTAAACATAAACTCCATGAAAGATATTGCATATTCTAATGATTCTGGAGATATTGAAACTGGCTTTCTGAAGTTATACGAAATTTCATATAACATAGCAATCTTTAGAGCATATATTTCATATCTAGTCAAAAATGGTTGTAGTTTACCAGAAAGTCCATTTATTCTATCATCCAGTTCTTTTGACCAAGTTTCAAATCTGTCCTCAATTCTGGACCTATCGACCTCCCCTCCCAATGTTGCTATATGATGTAATTGCTGAACAAGAGCATTTCTCTTTAACTTATCTGCTTTCGGAGGCAACCCATAGTGAAGAGTTTTTCTTACTGCAGGCATTAATAGCCAGCGTGGAAGAAAGCCACTCATAATATCTTCTTCTGTTATTTTACCTGTAATCCAGTCTAACGTAGATGCTGCGTACATATTTATGTAAGGATTTCTTATATATATATCTCCACCAGATTTAGTTGATCTTTGTGGAGATGGATCATCTTTACAATCATAAAGTTCAGTAAGAACTTCTTTAACACCAACCATATATGATTTATTTAAGTTACTTATGAATGATCCAAACTCAGAGAAGAAAAATGCTCCTTGAGCCCTATCTGACATTATTTCCATTAATCTTTCGCCAGTAAATTCTTTTGGATATATGAGTTTAGGATCATACATTCCTATAATTGTTCTTGCTATACCCAAACTCTCAGTTTTTCTAAATCCGCTAGACGGTCCAACAATAATCGCCCAGATGTTAGGTTTCAACATTGTATTACCAAATTCAAGCCATAGATCACCCTTCATTATTGTTGATAAAATAATAAACGCCGACATAATATGATATTGTACCGGCGCATCAGTACACTCTATAGCGAAGTCAATATATTCTCTAACAAATCCATTAGGAGGTATAAGTATATTTACATCTTCTGACTTTTTCCTGTTCTTTTTTAATTTACACGAATCAGAACAGTACTTTGCCATGAAAGTTTTTTCGCAACCAAATCCAGTATATTTTCCTGAATATGCTGATCTTATTTTAGTTTCTATTTCTTTTGAAGATAGAGGTGGAGCGTTTCTTTCGTTCCATGATTGCAATAATTTTAATGCTAGGTCAGATTCTATTCCATTTCTATAACAATGAATTGAGAGTCTAAATGCTACCTCATCCCTATCGCCTTGGTCTGTACCAAATTGCATTTTCTGGAAACAAGGATAAGTTCTACTATTTATAGTAGAAGTCATTTTTTCTACTCTAGAGTTTTCATATACCTTGTAATTTGCTTTTAGTAATTCTATTGCTCCATCTATATTTAGTGGTTTTATTTCGAGTATTCTTGTTGATCTTGGCGTTAAAGTTTGATCTAATGTTTCACTTCTTTTCTTAGATACCATGTGTATTCCCATTGGAAGTTTAATTAAACTTCCAAGATTTCTTTTACCATTATCATTAGCAGAATATTGATCTACTGTTTCTTGCTTTGGGAATACTTCAAGAGATTCCAAACCTGCGTTATACGTTATTAATTTACCTAACGCTCTGGCATATTTTGCTTCAATCCAATTAGAATAAAAAAGCCAGAAATGATACCCTTTCTTTCCAGAAAATTCTATTAGGTATTCATTACTGGACAAGCCAAGATTGGCTATCGACTCTCTTATTTTTTCCATCTTTTCTAGATTTACCTCATCTAGATCAATACATGTAAACCTAACCCTATTATTATGTACCGGATATATCCCTACTGTTCTTCTTCCTGCTAGATGTTCTCCTATGACGTTTATTGAATATTCTGCATCTTGTGGTTTATATTGACCATCCTGAAGTTGTATTGCATAAACATCAGGACGACCCTGAAATAATTCTACAAATTTTTCTATGACTAATTTGTGGATATTTACACTTTCTGTACGCACCCTACCTAACCCTGTCCCCTCTTTATATATTTTTATAAAAGAAAAGTTATCGTGTCTGGGATTCAAAACCCGTGATGATCAGTCACAAGTAGTCTGTTCTACTTCAGACACGATTACTATAGAGCGGGCTTAGTTATTATCAGCCCACTTGGACAGCAAACTTATTAAATTCTCATAGTCTTCCTTAATCTTGGTTCTAACGAATGGATACGTCTTTGCCTTTGTCTCCTTGTTATAAGGAGGCGACGGCATAAACACATTCCATCCACTCTTATCTTTCTTTGGAAGAACCTTGATCTTGAAAATATCGAGAACAGGAACAACATCTGGAGGGTTTGCAAATTCATTTGTGATTACTGATACTTCTACATCGACGTAGAATGTAACTCCATAATCATTTTCGAATTTTTTACCGTTGATCACCCTGTACGATAACATCGCAGACATTACTTACAATCCTCCTCTTATTTAATTGATATTATACCCGTCTTCACTTTGCGGATTCTATCTTTTTCTTGTATGTTTCATACAAAGCATTGTAAATCTTTTGGAGAGGTTCAAATGCGATCTGAGTTTCATCTTCAGGAACAACGACGAGTTTTAACTCATCCTTTTTCCTAATTACCCAATCCAGATATTGTGTTGAGTTGAGGCTAAGAGCATGATATAAATTATGAACAGTCTTTAAGAGTCCTGCACGATTGTGTTCAGTATCTGGATTATCTGAAACCCAAGGCTTAAACTGAGCCATAACATCGGGCTTAGTGTTCTTTGTTTGTATCGTTGCTTCTCCTGTGTTTAGTTTGACTTGTTGATTAATTATCTGAGTCTGCTCTTCCTTCTTCTTTTGTTTTTCCTGTTCCTCAAAAACCTCAAGATCATCATCAAGTGTTCCACGGTAAGCCTCTGCTCCAAGTCCAATATCTGCACAAGCCTTCTTAAATGCGTTCGTAACACAACCCTTGAGCGCATCTCCTTCCGTCATATTGATAGAAGTTCCAGTATTGGGTTTTGATTCCCATACCGGATAAAATTTCCATACAGACTTACTACTATCCAATTCAAACGTATTTCCAATTTGTAGAATTACACTTGCAATTCCACGATAGGATCTACCTGTTGAACTTTCTTTGGTTTCGACAGATAAAATATTAGTCCTCCAATGAGAAGGACCAACAACATCGTTAAGACGATCCATCAAGAAATATGACGATATTCCAGTTGTGTCATATCCTTTCTCGGATTTGGTTTTTGCTTTTTGGACAGACTGTTTAAATTGCTCAGAATCTAATACATTCTTTAACTCTTTTTTAAGTTCAGGATATATAATACTGTCTATGTCTTTTGGTGATATATAATCAAGAGGAAATTTATTATCTTTGTCTACTGATTTAGGTTTAATTATTTCTTCTTGCTTCTTTTCAATTTTTTGTTCAGGTTTAATTTCTGGATTCATTTCTTGAGATTTAATCTCAGGTTCAATAGATTCCATCTTTTGTGAACCCTCGAATAAATCAGAAATATCATTTTCAATACTATTTACAGAAGGAGGATCTTCCTGTTTAGGAGTTTCTTGTGTCTTTGCTTTTAATTCTGAAAATTCATCCAGTACACTATCTATATCTCCGAAAAACTGTTCTGCACTATCCATATTTTCCTCCTAAAATGATTTAATCCAGGGTTTTTAGCCGGAACCCTGGAAAACCGGACACACGGGGTTGATGAGATTGGGGAGGTGCTTACGCCGTCGCAGGAACGGGTTCTGCGGCGGAAGGATTTTCTACGACAACGGGATCTTCTCCGACAACCTTAATGAAGAGATTGGAGGCATCTCTAGGGGATCCATATCCACCAAGAGCGGGATCCTGTACTGCCTGTGACATCTTCTTGGTCTTTGCAATCTCGGGAGTGTACTCCCATTTCCTATCATCGATTCCCTTCATCAGAATGGTCTTTCCCTGAGCAATCTTATCCTTTACAAACTCAGAGAACTTCTTTCCATTGAAGCGACCACTATTACCGGAATCCGTCTTTTCACCTTTGGGCTTATCTTCCTTATGAGACTTGGGTTTCACGACCTTTGCCCCAAGACCACGGATAACCCCCCACATCAGAAGATCATCATTGGTAGGCTCCTTGGATTTGTTTTCCTCTTTTTGATCCTCGATACTCTTCTCAAGTTCGTTAATTCTGGTCTGCTTCATCTCACAGACCTTTGCGAGATCATCCCGATTCTTCATCAGCTCGTTTCTGAGATTTTCATCAGGAATAGTTGCGATGAACTTTTCATCGATCATCGACACAGCGGATACCTGCTTCTTCAGTTCCTTAATCTCAGTCCTGGTAGCAGCGACATCAATCTTAGGAGTATCCGAAGCCTTCTCCTCTGCATCACGAGTCGCCATGAAGTGAAGAATCATAGCGACCTTATCCTTGAGATTCATCGCTTTTCCCTGCTCGACGAGCGATCCATCGAGCGACTCATCGTAATTAATCCCCGTAAACTTACCCTTGCTATCCTTCTCGATTACAGCCTGCATTTTTCTTACCCCTTTCATTATTTGGTTATTCTTTGGAACCTAAGCCTATTATAGCACGTTTCTTGTGCCCTGTCAACCCCTTTTGTGGTAAAATTGACAGGTTTTAGGGGGAAATTTTTCACTTCTCCCTTGGAACACCCTTGTAAAAGACCTTTCCACCTTTTTTGTGGATTGAATCTTTTGCTGTTTTCTCTTCGTTTTCTTTGTCCTTTTTGTCCATTTCTTGTTGATATTGATCTGCATCATGAGTCAATAGCCTAGAAGTATCAACTCTCTTCTCTTTTTTGACTTTAATCTTCTCTGGACCTTTTGGAGATACTATTGACATCAGATAAGTTACATATCCCTCGTCAAAAATAATTCTTCCTTTTTCATTTTTGGGAGGGGGATTTACAAAGGTTTGTCCGGTAGCAAGATTTATCTCGTGAATCCACCTATGATAAGTAGAAGGGCAGACATTGACTAGTTTTGCATAAAAAGCCGCCGATACAATTCTAGGCCCTTTTGCTAAAACTATCCGATGCCTGCCATTAACAAGTTTCTTGACCTTGATTGCTGACAGAACCAGTTTTATATATGCGTTATCTTTCTTTATGATTTTTCCATACTGATCTTTTGGAGGTCTTGGGATAATTTCATCATTGATTAATTTTTTGTATGTACTCAAAGAAATGCCGAAGAAATCAGCATATTCTCCCCATGAGCCATACTGATTAGTTATGATCTTTAGTCTTGACTTTGGCATATTTGAAATCTCTAAGTTCCTGCATCTGTTTTTTTCTTTCGAAGGGTAGTGACTATGGTTTCGAATAAAACTGCAAAATTTACCACAACCTTCTGTACTTGCTATTCTACTACACCTGGTTTTGAATGTCAAGTACCCAAACTTTTTATGATTATCCGTTTGCATATTCTAGACGATTACCCTTCCCTTATTGGTAACTGCTATTAATCTCTTACGAATTAGGTATGGTTCATAAACATTCAAATAAGTGTCCAACTCTAATTGGCAGGCAGAACAGATAATTTTGGCCCCAATTGGACGGGAAACGAATTTCAAATAGTCAATGATTATCCTTTCGTCCTTCAACAAGCCTAAACTGTCAATTCCTAACCTATCACAGATTAATTTTACATCTTCTAGTGAAATTATTCCGTCATTAGGAATACCAGATTTTGCGATTTTATGATCCTTGAGTGTAGTCAATATATTGTTTACAAATGATGGATTATTTCTGCTTCTTGAAAGAATAAATAATACTGTATTTTCGTCCATTTCGATTTCTAGTTTGATTATATTCATTCTTATTAGTAAGTACATTTCTTGATCCGAATATTCATCCATTGACAGTCTCAACGGAAATCTTCGGATAAATGCACTACTAATTTTCCCAGGATCGTTGCAAGCAGCGATCATAGTAAATTTTGGAACAACTCTATCTTTGAATTTAAAATCTTCAAGAATAGTTAGTAGAGTTTTTTCTGCTTTCTTTTCTATTATGTCAACCTCATCAATAAAAACAAGATTATAGTTGACTCCATTATTATCTTTAAATTCCTCTACTATTTCTTCTATTGATTTTACATTGTCAAGAAGAGATCCAGAAGTATCCTGAAAATTTAGAAACATAATTTTATCTAGTTTATTTCTTATTATGTTTGCTATTGTCGTTTTTCCTGTTCCTGGTGGACCTGATAATAATACATGAGGCATATGTCCAATCTTAATCAGCGCAGCCTCAAGAGATTCTTTTACAAGTTCAACATTATTTGAATTACCTATAAATGTATCCCAATCTGAAGGTCTTAATATGTCCATCTAAACTCCTAATCAAATAAATCTGAAAGATCACAGTCCTCAATAAAGTTTTTATCTTCTTCATTTAGATTAACCTTTTCTACTTCTATGCAATGTTCCATTATTTTATTACTTATTCCATAGTTTAATTCTTTTTGTTTATCAATAGTTTCTTCGTACTGCTTACTTTCTTCATCATCAAACCATGATTTATATTCTACTTGAGCAGAAATCAAGTCATAAACTATGAATTCATTATATCCACATCTTACTGAACACTTTGAATTTTCGCTAATTTTATCTTCAAATTTCCAAAATCCAGAAAACATAGGAGATTTACACTCAAGGCATAATCTTTGAATACGTCCACCATGATATGAAGTTTCATTATTTTCTGATAATTTTTTCTGAAGCTCATTGAAAACTTTTCTTTTCTCAGAAATCATCTGTAGAATATCAAGACCATCATAATCTGCATCCACAGAAACTCTAAAAGTACTAGAAAAAACCTTCATTATTTAGCCCTCCTCATCCAATAAATTAAATATTTCATCATTTTCAACAAAAAGATCGAAGATTTTGTCACTTCCATACAAATCTGCTATTTCATCATTACTTTTTTTGTTTGATGGTTTTGGATTATCGCTTATTATATTAATATACATGACATAATTATAATACTTTATCATGTATATATAATATAAATTAATACTTCTTAATCCTATATTATCTACTAATACTGTATTAATACTATTAATCACTTCTATTTCATGTTTATTATTCATATTTTTTATATATATATATTTATACCATAACTAATAGGATATATATCTATACTATAGCTAATAGAATAATCAGGTATATTATTCTTAATATTATATATATAATATTCATGTTTATAGTATATATTATATATAGGGATAATCATAAACACCTCTTTAAAAAATGCTGCTAAACTATTGATGAAATTGCTGTTCTTAATTGGTTGATTGTGTCAATTGTAGCATATCTTATGCCAAGTTTTTTTCTATAATTTTCAAGATTATTGAAGTTTTGGTTATATTCATTTGGTGACAGTATTATTATTTCTTTACACATATTTTTGATCGGAACTATTTTTGATGCAATTTCTTTGTAATAGTATTGTTCTTTGCAATAGTATTGTTCTTCGTAATACATATTTACATCTGTTGCTAACATATCAGAAATTAGAAGAACAATAGTCTCTTCATCTATATTTAATCTACCACTTTCAGCCCAATTTTTTACGTTCTCAAGATGAGTGACTAATGAAGTACCCCTTATGGATACTATATTGAATATTGATTGGAATACTTTTTTCCAATTTTTGCATGATATATCTTGGTTTTTAAATACGTTTTCTGTTAATATTGTATCATTACTGCTAAATGCCGTTATTTGAACGTCATCTAGTACTTTTCTCATATTTAGCATTAGATTCAGTGATATATTAATATATCTCCTCATGCTTCCAGATAAGTCACATATTGCAAGAATTCTTGCTTTTCCCTTATCTTTCTTATAAAAATAAATGTTTGATATTACACCTCTCAAATTTGACAAGCTTTCGGTGACTGTATCAAACAAATCTATTTCAGTACCAGACTCAGCAACAAAAATATCTCTTGATCTATCTGTTACAATCTCATTGGCAATTCTTTCTATCTCAATTATCAATTTGCTTTCAGGTATTCTGGATATACTTATATATTGTATTCCAGGATCGTTGTTATTTCCATTATTTAGTTCTTGTTTAAGTTCTTTTTTGTTTATCTCTTTTATAGTTTCTCCTATGATTTCTCTTTCTATTTTTTCCTCATCTATTTTATGTCTTTTAACTATATTCAAACAATCAAATAACTCTTCACGCCTTTTTTTATTCTTTTTACCGTAAAACTCAACTCTTATAGATGCTGCAATATTATATATTTCATTTGATATTTCATCTGCAGACTCTTTAGTGTCAATATCATATCCACTTTCAGAGAGTTTTTCAAGTGCTTCTTTGAAGCCAGATATGCTATTTGCAAATTTTTCTATATCGTCTAAATCTTCTACTTCTCCGTTATTAAATGCTTCGATTTCGTCATCATCTGCTATTGCATCGTCGTCATTTTTACCAAAATCAAACTCCTCATCTTCTATCATTTCATCTATTTCATCGAAAATACTATAGTTATCGTTTGCATTTTGTTTAAGTTGAGTATTTTGATCATCATTATCTTTTTTATCTTCTTCTATTTGATGATAAGAATCTTCAATTTTATCAGATGCTTCTGTTTTTATATTACCAAAATTTAAAACAACTCTACTATTATCTATTGTTTCATGCGAAATAGATTCTTCTTTTTTGCTGTTTTTTCGCATAGAATAGATTATTTTATTTTCATTCTTAGAAATGAAATTAGAGTAGTCTCCTACTCTAAAGTGCTTTATGAATATCATTTTTGCTATAAGTTCGTCTTTCTCACGAATTGCAATAGCAGAAAATATATCATCCATAAGATTTTTCCAAACTTCTGCTGAAGTATCTTTTTCAAAACAAAAAGAACCCATAATATCTATTGCTTTGAAAGCCTCAAGCCTCATTCCAATTGGAATGTCAATACCAGATATCTGAAGTTTATCAAAATAATCATTGATATTATAAAGCATACATCCTCGCTATTTATTAAATTAAGATGCCCATCCCATATTGCTATAGTAGTGGTGGTATCTTTTATCCCATACATATACCTTATTTACAGGAATTGCATTTATTTTTATTGCAATCCATACAATAGGATTTATTGTCACTATCACAGGAGTTATAATTAATTTTCTATCAAGAATAACTCTAGTATAGTGTCGAATAACTATATTCATACTAATCTTCCTCCAATATTTCTTTAACCATATTTTTGAATTCATCAAAAGATAGTGTAATTCTTCCATTACTATCTCCTGAAATAAAATTTAATAGTTCTATTCTTACAAAATCTCCATTGGTGTCTGGATATCTCCAGAAAACAAGAGTGTTCCCAAATACTTTAGTTATATGTTGTGAAACTTTCTCTTTCATTTATATCATCTCCTAAAATTTTAGTTCTGGATATGTTTTCATATCTCCAAGAAACCAATCTCTCCATACTATAGCCCAATCTTCTCTATATCCTTCAGGTTTTAGTAGACAGAAATCATATTCGATATTTTTTTTACAACAGAATATTGGACAGCGATGACACAACCCTCCTTGTGATATGTGTATATGTCTAGTTTTTGGATCTAATCCCATACAATTTTTTGGACACGAATCAGGTATTTCTATTTTATTTACCGATATAAACATGACTAATCCTCCAGTCCAACTTTATTTTGAATATCATAACTTATGTTTTCAAGCATCGTCATATCATCCTCGTGCTTCATGATAATTTGAGCATCGAGAATCAACTGCTCTCTTTTGATACTCTCGATATTCATCTCTATAAGAATTTGAGCCCAATCTAATGCTGAACTAGTACCAGGAGTATATCTGAAGTCAACTTCCCTATTTCTAATAATACTCATAATACTTGATATTTGTTCAGCAATTTTCTTTCTGATATTAGGCAATCTTGAGTGTAAAATCTTAATCTCAGTGTCAATATCTGGATAATTGATAGGAACAAAAACACATCTTCTGTGAAATTCTTCAGAAAATTCACGGGCTCTATTTGCCGTGATAATAACCATAGGAATCTTCAATGCTTTTATCTCACCCATCTGTGGGATGCTCACCCGCCACTTGTCCAAAAACTCCAATAGGAAGGACTCTACCCTCCTGGACTTGTCTGCTTCGTCTATGAGCAGGATCGCTCCTTCTGGAGCCGTCAGAGCCTCTATTATGCCACGTTTAATGAGAAACCTCTCTGAGTAAAGTTCTCTTTTTATTCCCTCTACTGAAACCCCTACATTAATCATGCTTCTCATGATTTCTAATTGAACCATCTGGTTCTGGATATCCCATTCTCCTACAAGTTTCTTCTCAGAATCAATGTCAGGATTACAAATAATCTTTACAAACTTTGGTCCGTGATGAATTTCATTACCGAAACTATCAATTTCGATACGTCCTCCACAGGCTTTCCAGAGTGAATTTGCTACTTCAGTTTTTCCACATCCAGGCTTCCCCCTAAGAAAAAGGCCCTTCTTCAGTTTAATCGCCTGATTAAGAGCCCTCTTAATCCTGTTGTTCATGATATAACCTGTACCTGCAAGGTCAATCATTTCTATTCCAGATTCATGTACGGTATTTCCGGCTTGTCTAGCATAATCCATGATCCAATCCTCAATTGGAATCATATGCTTTTTTTCTTGCATCTCGAAAGGTTTAACTTCTACTACCGGATTAACATCGCCAACTCCATCAACTTCTAACATTTCCATTATTACATCTACCTCCAGTTTTTATTAGTAAAGAAGAAACTAATTCCTTCTTCATCTGCTTTTTTAATGATATATTCCAGTATTTTTTCAGATAATACTGAAATATTACATTTCAATGAATATGTTCTTCCAAATCCAAAAAGAAACAATTTGTCCATATTATTTCTGATTAGTTTTGTTAATGCTGCTTTTGCTTTTGGATTTATTTTTATATTCATTATTCTTTTCCTCCAATTTTTTCAAGATGTTTGATAGGCCATACGATAGGAATTAAATATACTTCAATTCCATATCTTGAATCTATCGTCATGAACTCATACGAACAAATAATATTACAACTATCATTATAACTACGACTAAGATCCGTTTTTGTTACAACTATTTCAGAACAAAGATCATGATTGTCATTTTCGCACTCTGAAATAAAGAATGACGATTCTTCTCCATCTCCAGAATGACCAGAGCAAGATAAACATAACCTCTTAAACTCTGAGGATATATTTAAGTAAAATATTGGAAAACCGTTTATTCCACCGTCGGTTTCGCATAGAGAGTAATCTGTAATCTTGCACTTTTCTGGATCTTTGATTTCTATTTTCATTTTATTCTCCTTTTGATTTTATCTTGCCGAGAGCGGGACTTGAACCCGCACGGGATATCTCCCATCTGATTTTAAGTCAGAAATGTCTGCCATTCCATCATCTCGGCTAGTTTATCAGATCCGGTAGGATTTGAACCTACGAATGGGAGATCCAAAGTCTCCTGCCTTACCACTTGGCTACGGATCTATCTTTTCCTGGCTCCAGAATCCCACCCTCCATTCTGGATTTAATCTACATACTTAGTTCAAAAATTTTAAATAAAGTCGCATTGACTATTCTTACCCATTTTGAACCAGGATTCATTCAGTTTGTTGGTTTTTAAATCATATACACTTACTATACTGTATTTTGTTTTAATTTTCCATATCTCACAGTGCCTCATCCCCACCCCCCGATGAGACTTTAATAGATTTTTAATGCTTAATATTAGCGATGTTCGCTATAGTCTCCCGATTCTAACTGTGAGAAATTGGTGATAGTTAGATACTATCTATCAAAGAATCATATACATCCCAAGCATCATATACCTCCTTTCCGATTTCGCACATAAAATTCAACTTTAGCTGTCCAGAGATGAATTCATTCCTCAAAAGAGGATTAGAATCCATCACGCTCTGACCAGGAGACATACCTGCAAGCCATGAAACAAAGTAGTACTTACGCTCCAACGGCGTCGCATCTTCCTTCTTCGTTGATTTCTTCTTCTTCGTATCCACCTCCATTTTCTTCAATCCCTTTTCCTTCATCTTCGCAATCCTTTCCTTCGTTGGCATTGTCCTTTTCCTCCTTTTGTTTTTTATCCCATTTAGAAATCCAATTTTGTATTTGAATTTCTATATCTTTGTTAATCGCTTCATTACAAATCCCACGCAACTGAGAAATAGAAATTGTTTCTGGTATCTCTACTATCTTTTTTTCTACTTCACTATATATACTTTTGCGTTTTCTTAACTCAAGAGTAGCAACTCTAGACTCATCATCTATTTTTCGTATTGAATAGATGTATGATTTACCATTATTCACAGTATCAATGTATGTTCCAACACAATGATGCATCCCTTTTCCTTCTTCTATTAAGTCTAGAGATGTTTCAATTGGTATTATTGCATATTCTGTTATTATTGGATCTGCGTCTTCTGTTCTGATATCATTCGTATTGATATCAATATTTCGAAATCTTTGTGTTCTGAACGTATCAGCAGGGAGCCAGGGTTCTGGAAAGTTAATTGGATCTTTATCTATAGTATACGTAAGATTTATGATATTATGGTGCCAATCGTTAGATAGTCTTACTGCCGTCATAAAACTCATGTCTTTATTGAATCTAGCAGTTAAGCATCCAATTTCCATTACTTCTCGTCTTCTTAATCCGATATTTCCATTTATCTCAAAGACGTTTGCTTTATGGCAACACTTTATCCAATCTTTCATATTTTCTAGTTTGCTGAAGAATCTGGCGTCATTTGGTAGTATCATGCATGATGAATGATTATTATTTTCTTTAGGAATCATTTGTATTCCATCTGAGGATCCAGAAATATAATATGTAATAATTATATTTCCTATCCATTCATACATATTTTCTAAATATTTTTGTTCATCTCCATTATAAAATACTCCATTACCATTTATGAAATCTCTTAACATAACCAATGATCTGAGATACTTACGTTTATTTTTTTCTGGAACAAATCCCTTATGATTTTCGATTGAACCTCTTATGATTTTACTACCTTGTCCTTGCAAGGCTTTATACATAATCCAAGCCATTTGGGGATTATGGATTTTAGACACAAATCTTGGAATTCCATAAGAATCAAGAATCAATTTCAATCTTTTCCCAGACAATATATCAGATGAAAGTGTTTCGAGTTTTTCATTAACGAAGTTTACATCCTGCATACCATTATCTGTCATATAAATATCTGTCATATAAAATAACAGATATGGACATGAATCAGTCAACTGCTCAAACTTTATATCTTTATAGAAAAGATCATATACCAATTTTCTTCGATTAGGGTTGAATCTCCTTGATTGTTTGATTCTTGAGTATTTATCTCCAATATCAGAAATGATATTATTGATCATTCCATTAATTATTCTTAGAGCCTTGTTCCTGAAAGCAATGGATACGTTGGTATGGATTTGCATTGGATTCTTCGCCTTTTTGTATGAATCGATCATGTCATTATAAATGATATTAAATGCTACATGTTCTGCCGATTCTAACATCTGACTCATTACAAACTTCGGTATACCGCCCTTTTTCTGTTTATTTTTATTTAGACTTGTAAATGGATGTATTCCATCTACTATATTTTTTGGAAGAATCTGAAAGATCATATTTATTTTTGATTCATATTTAGATATGCTCAATAATATATCTATAAGTTCATATTCGATTTTTCCATTGTCATATCTAAATGACATACTGTATAGTGACCCGTCATGCCATTTTTGATATTTTGAAAGAATAAATGCTTGATCATCGGATGTTGGATGTGATTTTTTTCGTGCTTCCTGTTCATTCTTGAACATATTGATTTTTACTCCAACCCGAAGCCCGTCCTCAACTATATATTCTAAGTACATCTAAGCCTCCTGTATTCTTTTATTATAATGTATACGACCTACCTTGTCAATATTACCACAGAATTATGATTATCATTTTGCTAGTATTTTGGATAAAGATTTTTTAATTGCACATTTTGCACACTCTTTATTCTGCTCATGTTTCAACTCAGGAACCATAAATATATTCCTGTTGATTTTCTCAACGTGTCCACACTTACGCTTGATCTGCATTTACATAATCCTCCCATATTTTTAGTACTTTTGATCCAAATTTAGTATCCCATGTTCTATATATATTCATGTGAAGACGATCTATTTGTATATTATATTTAGTATTATCAAGACAAATTGCTTTGCGACCTTCTATAGGTTTTATATGGTTTATTTTGCACCTGTTGTTTGAATCTAATAAAGAACATCTATTTTTAACTCTAAGCCAATATGGAGATGTTCTTAATTCAAATCCGACTATAGCAGGAACAATCATATATAAGTTTCCATTTTTCGTTGCCCAATATTCTCGCATTAAATGATCAATAAATCCACTCTCAATTATTCTTTCTATATCGCTAGGAGTTCCCCAACATGGCCTCCTATTACACATATCAATACACTTTTCACAAGTGCAACTTGAATCTGGTATTTCATTTGCGATTTCAACAAAAGATTTTCTTCTAGCCATTATTATTGATATCCTCCTTATAGTCATATATTAAGTACCAATCTCCAGGATCAATCTGTCCGTGATATTTCTTCAGCATTGATTTTGCAGCAATTACCTGCCTTTTTGTTAGTCTTGATCTTTTTGCTAATTCATGCCCAAAATTAGCATCAGGTTTATTAAATCCTCTGCCATCATGAGTTAGAGCATAATTACAAACTCCTGCTAATTTCTGTAATGCTATTAGTACAAATTTAGCAGAAACACTATCATCCCAAATGTCTTCTTGTTGCTTTGGTTCGGGTTTTTCAGGTTCAAGATTAACCACTACATCTGGGATAGGTGTAGTGTTATTTACTGCGTCTTTTAATTTATCTACTAGTGAAACTTGTACCGAATTTTTAACATCGCTCAAAACAGATGTTCCTATACTAGTATTATCTACATTTACATCTAATGCTTTTTCTATTATCTCTTGTTTAGAGATAATAGTCTTTGCAATTTTACAGTCAAGTGATTCCTCGAATACAAGATGAATAACAAGCACGAGATTTACTTGTCCAATCCTGTCAAGCCTGTCTTCTGCCTGACTCATCTTTCCAGGAGTCCAATCAAGTTCAACGAAAATAACAGTAGCAGCAGATGTTAGAGTAATTCCAACTCCTGCTGCTCCTATACTACCTGCGAATATTTTGATATTAGGATCGTTCTGAAATTTATCTACACGATTTATTCTTTCTTCTTTGTCTACTAGTCTCCCATCAAAACCTGTTACAATATCACCAAACTTGGCTTTTATAGCATCTCCAACTTCATGATGATGGTAGAATACTACTATCTTTTCTTCATTGTCAAGAATATCCTCTATAAAAGATAGTGCTTGTGGTATTTTCTTTATTGCAAGTTCTTTTCTTATCCTTGCCATTTCAGAGAAGGCGATTTTAGACGCTTCTCTTAGTTTGTATATCTTATTTTTATACTCTTCTTCAAGATTCTCTTCATCAGAATTTTCGTCCAATATGGCTTTTATCTGATCTTTCTCTGCCATGTATAGATCAAAAAGTTTTTTCTCCTCTTCAATAATAGAAGCAATTCCAGAAGGTCTACTTAATTCGATAACTTGTCTACGCTTTCCTTTCAGTTCTTTGAGAACATCCTTCTTTAGTCTTCTTATCATAACAGAAGCCCTAAGTTTTTTTTGAAATTCATCAAGATTACTAGCACCTTTAACATCCCATCCAAATCTGTCTCTAGTGGCTTTACAGTATCTTTTAACATAAGAGAAATAGTTAGGAAACTCTTTTGGCGCTAGATTATGGATAATGGGCCACAACTCAACAGGCCGATTAAGAATAGGAGTACCTGTTAAATACATCCTATTTTTGCAAATTGCTGAAATACCAGATATCTTTTCTGGTTTTTCTTGATCATCAAATTTGAATCTTCCACCTAAGATTAGTCTTGTTCTCTGAGCTTTAGGATTTTTCATATAATGTGCTTCGTCGCAAACGATAAGATCGAATTGTCCAAAACACATAAGAGTCTTGTAATATTTTTGAATCATTTCATAGTTAATTATGATGATGAATTTATTAGAATTAGGCATCCTAAATTCACCATTAACTATGATCATATCATACTCATCTACAAGCCAAGTTTTGAACTCATTTCTCCAATTAAACTTCAGGGAAGCAGGACAAACCACTAATACACGATCAGGTTTGTGAATATTAATGATACCAATTGATTGGATAGTTTTGCCCAATCCCATCTCGTCGGATAAAAGTATTCTGTCCATATCTTTCATGGCATTTATACCTGCCATCTGAAATGGCAAGTATTCTAATCCATCTGGTCTTGGAAAATCAAAATGTATACCAGATCCATCGAATCTACTTGCTTCTATCTTTTCCTTTTTCGACTCTTCGTCTTTTAATCTGAGTTTCAACTCATTGACAGCAGATTCTGAAAGTCTGATGTCAATATGTTGATAACTTGTCCTTCGTAAATCACGAAGAGTAACAAGTTTATCATGCTTTAAGGCGAACCAAACTTTCAAAGCAGGATCCCATGCCCATCTTGCCTCATTTAAGATTGACTTCTCTTCATACTTGCTTTCTGCTTCGAATCTATTGTTGATATAAAATATTTTCATGAGTCAACTCCTTTACTACTTGCAATCATTAAGAAAATTATCAGGGACTTTAATTTTTCCAATTATAGAAAGAAATCTGTTTGGATGCCTATTTATTAATCTCCACTATATGTTTTGGTCCAAGAATCCCTATCGTCAGTCAATCAATGATAAGGATCTCTCCAACTATCTAGACCAATTATCGTTTACAGGCTATTAATTTGAACAATGTCCAAAATCCGATGTTTAATAGCCTGTTCCCATAGATTCTTTCTACTCTGTGATATTACATTCGTCAGAACAATATTTTTGACCTTTTGTTTCTGGTTTAAATTTTGTTCCGCACCATTTACATTCTCGTACTTCATCTTTCCAGGCATCTGGGCATCCTGTTTCATGGCATAAGATGCCATTGATCATAACTGCTTCGCATTGATTGCACATTGATTTATAACCTCCTTTATTTGTTCTTTAGGGTCATTCCATTTATAATATCTTCCATGTATTCCATAATTATGCCTCCTTAATAATATATTCGACAAGATCGAGAATCCGATTACTCAAGATATTATGCGCCTCAAGTAAATTTAGAGCCCTGTTCATCAATTCGTCTTTTGTAACAGCTTTTCCTATTGGTATGATTATCTTTTTTGCCTGTAGTTTGGCAGATACACCATCTGCTATTATCGTAGTAAGCACATCTAGGTCTTTATTGGTTACTTCTTTCTCTTTTTTTGGTGCAGGTTCTGGGGGCGTTTTCTCGTTATTGATATCTACTTCCTGAAATGGAAGATATTCAATTGCCTTAATCTGCTTCGGAACATTGTTTAGTTGATTTATATCTTGTCTGATAGAAAGTTGTTCAAAAAAGTCTGTCCTTATTCCAGGGTTCAACTTTATCCACATTCTAGTAGATAATAATTGCGGCGGACATACTCTAGTTCCAATTCTGTTTCCTACTGAGTATAAAATCAAGCCTTCAGGCATTTTTTCTGACGGTGGATATTCACATTTGTAAATCGCTTGATACCAGAAGGTTTTGCCATTTTTCATCGTAACCTGACTCTTTTTAATGTCTTTGTGTTTTGTGATTGCATATTCCATGATTATTCTCCTTTCTCTCCCCCCAATAAGCATTATCGAAATCCGATTTGATAGGTATATATTCTGGATAGAATTTTCTAATACAGTGAACTCCTGCGCTATCTGCAAAGTTGATTAATGGATCACGATTATCAAATTCTAGATTTGATACATTCCATCTTTCAGGTTCAGGGATGTTAGGATTTCCATAACCTCCTCTGAAGTATCCTAAAACCTGATGTATCCAATCCTCAGTTTCTTCGCAGTTGATTGCAAGTTTACTTTCTTTCCAGATATCAATCAACTCAAGGCATCGAAGCATGAATATTGAATCACAATTTGTTCTGTCGGTATGCTCTATAGAATATATTCCTACTAACTCGGATCCCTCATACTCTTCAATGCACTTGTCCTTTGTTGGATGGTTTGGAGGGGCAAGAAATCCTCCGCATCCTGTGTTAGCAATCTTGTACGTTATACTCATAGTATCACTCCTTAAATTGATTTTCTGTTTCGTTCTATTTTAAGAACTCATCAGCCAGGTATCCTGGTACAGAATAAAAGCCGCAGAACCATGATATAAATCATGATCCTACGGCTTTGCGATGTCCTATAGACTCTGCGATGCCTAAATTATATAAGAGAATCTGACTATATTATTACTGTCTCGATATTCAAGCCTCATTGGATTAAATATCGAGCCTATGAGTTCAGGTTGATTCGTTCCTATGTATTGCATCATATCGCCCATGAGTCTTGATATATCTAATTCTGATAAACAATTTCCACAAAATATTACCTGAGTTTTTGTGCTACCATTTGGAAATAAGATATATATTCTATTTTCCATGTTTTATCTCCTTTCTTTTTTCAAGATCAATTCTCCACGTCTTGATATCATCGCAGAGATTGTTGACTTCCTTGCGTGATCCAGGGCCTGCCTGATTGTTGA